TGCAGCATGCGCTTCGGGTACAAGGACCGTGGTCGCAGTACCCGAAGCGCATGCTGCAGCAGCGCGCCCGCGGGTTCGCCCTGCGTGACGCCTTCCCGGACAAGCTGCGCGGGATCATCTCGAGCGAAGAGGCTGGAGACTTCGTGCACATCGCAGCCGAACCTCTCGACGTGACCGAGCAAGAGCCGAGCCGTCCGCCCGAGGGGCGCAGCACGTTCGGCAAGAAGGCCGCGTCGCCGGCCGAGACCGAGACGTACGACCCCAAGACTGGCGAGATCGTGGAGACAACGAAGCCCGAGGAGCCAGCCTCACCAAAACAGATGACCGCCGAGGAAGTGATGCGAGAGCGCTCGGCACTCATGAACACGAAAGAAGCGGGGTTCTAAATGCACATCACCGAATTGAGAGCCGAGAACGTCAAGCGTCTGGTCGCCGTGAGTGTGAAACCCGACGGATCGCTCGTCGTCGTGGGCGGTCGCAACGGTCAGGGAAAAACGTCGCTGCTGGACTCGATCGCCATGGCTCTAGGAGGAAAAGACCTCGTTCCGGCCGAGCCTCTGCGCCGCGGTGCGAGCAAGGGCGAGGTCTGCGTGACGCTCGACGACGGCACGGTCATCAAGCGCACGTTCACGCCTGCCGGCGGGGGTACCCTCGCCGTGACCAACAAGGACGGAGCGAAATACGGATCGCCACAGAAGATGCTCGACGGGCTCGTCGGCAAGCTGTCGTTCGACCCGCTCGCATTTTCTCGCATGGACCCCAAGGCCCAGGCCGAGACGGTGCGCGAACTCGTCGGGCTCGACCTATCCGCGATCGAGGCGAAGCGCCAAGCCGCGTACGATAAACGCACGGACATCAACCGCGAGGCCAAACGCATCGAGGGCGCGCTCGCGAAGCTGCCACCTTCGGTCGAAGGCGCCCCGACGGCCGAGGTATCGATCCATGACCTGTCCGCCGAGCTGTCGACGAGGCGACAGCACAACGCCAAGAGAGCGACGATGGCGAGCGGGCTTGAGCAACTGCGCAAGTCGGCGGTGTCTTACAAGGAGAAGATCGCAAAATTCGAGAGCGATCTAGAGATGGTGCGACATGAACTCGATCATGTCACGGCGACTGGTAGATCTCTGTCTGCCGAACTCGCCGCGACGTCTGAGGCGAATGAGGCCGAAGTGCTCAAACAGATCGAGGATGTGCAGAACATCAACGCGGCGGCGCGCCATGCCATCGAGCGGAGGAAGCTCGCCGCCGAACTGGCCGAGCAGACTGCGAAGTCGGACGCGCTGACCGACGAGATTTCTGCGGCCGAGGACCACAAGCGCGAGAAGCTCGAGGCCTGCAAGATGCCGATCGACGGCCTCGCCTTCGACGAGTCGGGCGTCACGCTCGCCGGACTCCCGCTGGCCCAGGCATCGAGCGCCGAGCAATTGCGCGCGAGCGTGGCGATCGGCCTCGCGATGCACCCGAAGCTCAAGGTGTTGCTCGTGCGAGACGGGTCGCTGCTCGACGAGCAGAGCCTCGCGATGGTCGCGGAGATGGCGTCCTTGGCCGAGGCGCAGGTGTGGGTCGAACGCGTAGGCAAGGGCGACGAGTGCACGGTCGTAATCGAGGACGGGCATGTAGTCTCAGACGCCAAGCCGGCGCGTGTACAGGCCGCGTTGCCGATGCGCGAGCCGGGCGCGGAGGGGTGACGTCGTGCCAATCAGCCCCGAAAACAAGTCCCGCTACCCGCACAACTGGCCGGCTATCTCGCGGTCAATTCGAGGACGGGCCGGCGACCGCTGCGAGTGCACCGGCGAGTGCGGCCTGCACCACGGCCGGCGATGCGAGGAGCGCAACCGCACGCCTGCGACGTGGGCGAGAGGTAAAATCGTGCTGACAGTCGCGCACCTTGACCACATGCCGGAGCACTGCAGCCCGTCGAACCTGCGGGCGCTCTGTCAGCGCTGTCATTTGCGCTACGACCGAGAGCATCATGCGGAGACGAGGGCCAGAACATGACCGACATCCTCGAAAAGCTCCGCTCCAAGCACGCCGCCGACGTCTTCGTCTCCGAATGCAAGGACGGGCCGACGCAGTCCGGATCGCACCACCGCCTCGATGCGTGGGCAATGCGACGAAGTTGGTCTCCGATCACGATGATCGGGTACGAAATCAAAGAGTCGCGGTCGGACTTCCTGCGCGACGACAAATGGCCGGCGTATCTGCCGCTGTGCCACCAGCTCTATTTCGTCTGCCCGCGCGGCCTCATTCAGCCGGAGGAACTCGGCGAGGGCGTAGGCCTGCTCTGGTCGGGCGAGGGTGAGCGTCTGCATACCAAGCGCAAGGCAGCGAGACGCGAGATCGAGTTGCCCGCCGCGCTGCTCGTCTACGTGTTGATGTGTCGTACAAAGATCACCAGGGAGCGCGTTGAGGAGACGTCGGGCGACCGCGAATATTGGTGGCGATGGCTCGAGGATAAAAACGACCGCGCGGACCTCGGCCGCAGAGTCTCGCGGCGTATTCGCGAGATGGTCCTGGGCGCGTCAACAAGAGTCTCTGCGGCCGAGACGAAGGTCGCATCGTATGAGTCGCTCCGCTCTGAGCTGACGGCGCGCGGAATCAATCCCGACGACCATTGGGCCGTCGATGCGTTCCGCCGCGATCTTGGCGATCTGGTGTCCGGCGGGCTCGTCACGCTCGACCGAGACCTGGCAAACATCGAGCGAGTCGTTGGCCAGATGCGCCGCGCCGTCGATGCGCAGAAAAAAGGAAAGGCCGCATGAGCGCCGACGCCGCACGCAAGCTAGAAGACGGACGCCTCAACCGCCACGCCGCGGCGCAGTATCTCGGCGTGTCCGTGTCGTGGAAAGCGACGCCTGTATGTGCTCGACGCTTGGACATCCCGGGCGCGGAGGAAACGACCATGAACGTGAAACAGCTGATCGAGATCCTGGAGGACCTGGACCCCGAAGCGGAGGTCCTGCTCATGAGCCAGCAGAGCTGGCCCTTCGAGAACGGGATCGCCGGGGTCGCGGTCCGTGAGGACCTCGTCGAGGACGACGAAGACCTCGATGACGAAGATCGCGAGGAACCCCGGTTCGAAAAGGGCACGGCGCGGAACGACGTCTTCATCGTCGAAGGCCAGCAGCTTCGCTACGGCAGCAAGGCCGCGTGGGACGCGGCTCGCCGCTGAAGGAGGACGACCATGAAGAAGACCATCGGCACCGTCACCACCTACCACGGCAGCGAGCACGCGTACCTCCGCGGCCACAAGGTCCGCATCGTTGCGGTGATGAAGGGCGCGGCCTCGCCCGACCACGACCCGGACAAGGACGGCACCTACCTCCGCGATGAGGAAGACGTGGCGCGCGCTGGCGGCATCACCGCCGACGACCGCATCGAGGTGCAGCCCTGGATCGAACAGGAGGGGCGCTTCAGCTTCGTCGCCAGCGACCCCAGAGCGATCGACCTCGGGTGCTTCAAGCACCTCGCAAAGGAAATAGTTGATGGCAACGATGATTAAAGACGAGCAAGAATATTGGGCAGTCGTCGAGCTGATGGGTTACGTCCGCATGGCGGGTAAGGTCTCCGAGGTCGAGCGCTACGGCGCCAAGTGCGTCCGCATCGACATCCCCGACGGCGCCGGATTCAAGACGCAGTTTTTCGGCGGCGCCTCGCTCTACCGAGAGACGCCGTGCACAGAGGAAGTAGGCCGAGCAATCGCAGCGCGCTGCATGCCAGCGCCCATCAACGCGTGGGACATGCCACAGCGGCCGGCACTGGTCGCGCCTCCGTGCACCTTCTGCGGTGGAGACATGCACGACGGAGAGGCCCACGGTTCGGGGGTTTACGACCTGTCGTCTCTGACCGGCGATGACGACGAGGACCTTGGGAACAACGGCGTCGACGATGACAGCGGAGGGAGGCCGTTCTGATGCGCGCCCTCACCCTCATTCAGCCCTGGGCCTGGGCTATTGCCCATGCCGGCAAGCGAGTCGAAAACCGTGAATGGCAGCCGCCGGACTCATTGTTCGGCCAGCGGGTTGCCATCCACGCGGGGAAGAAATTCGACGACCGCGCACTTGTCTGGATTCGTGAGGAGACATCCGCACAAGTGCCCACAAAAGAGGAGTTTGTTCACGGCGCGATTGAGTGCGTGGCGACACTGCGCGGGTGCATTGCCCTCAAAAACTTTTGCGGTCGTGGCAACGGTCTGCTCACCCAGCAAGAAATCTGTGAGGCTATCGACTCGCCGTGGTTTGGTGGACCTGTAGGATGGGTGCTCGCCGACGTCGTTGCCCTGTCGTGCCCGGTGCCGTGCCGGGGCGCGCAAGGACTGTGGACCTTGCCGGATGATGTCGAGACTGAGGTGATGAGGCAACTCGTCTGCACGCAGGGATGCCACAACATCGACGATCCTGACAGCGACTACCGCGGGTGTTCTTGCGAGGGCGCGTGTCCGTGCCATGACGAGGTGCGGACGTGACCGAACAGCTCTACTACGTCCAGGACGCGCGGTATTACGTTGGCAATTGCATCCTGTGGTGGCGCAACGAGGGCATGGGCTACACCACCGACCTTGACGACGCCGGGCTTTTCACCGCGTCCGAAGTCGCCAGTATGCGCGACACTGACATCGCGTGGCCGCAGTCCGACGTTGAAAATCATCTGGTCAGGCATGTGCGGATCGAGGCTCTGCGCCGAGATGCATCTGAGAGATCGATCAGGGGCGGCATATGGACTGGAGCCAAGGAGATGTGCGTATGAGCCCGTGCCGAGTCATCACCGACAGCAGCGGTCACGCCGTCGGCTGGGTATGCTCTCGTGGCCGTCAGGCGAGTAAGCCCTGTGTCGGATGCGGGCGTCCGTCCGATCTGCTCTGCGACTACCCGCTGCACGGCGAGAAAAATGGCAAGACCTGCGACAAGCCCATCTGCCGGAGGTGCGCCAAGCACGTCGGCCATAACCGCGACTTCTGCCCGGCGCACGCGAGGATGACCGCGCCGGAGTTGCCGTGGAGGGAGCCGCCAAAACTATGAGCGCCGATGCAGCACGCAAAATCGAACCGGCAACGATGTCGGTTGACGACGCGGCGCACTACTTGGGAGTGAGCTCGTCACTATTGCGCAGACTGGCTCGCGAAGGCCGCGGGCCAGCAGTTTGCGTGATCGGGAGCGTTGTGCGATATCGCCCCTGCGCTCTCGACGAATACCTTGATGCGTGCGAGGCCGGCTCATGCTCTTCCGTCGCGGCTCTATCTGGTGGACCAAATTTCAGCATTGCGGCACCGAGTACCGTTTCACCACGGGTGAGAGAGATCGCCGAACAGCGGAGAAAAGAGCGCGCGCGATCCGCGTTGAAGTCGAATCACGAGAAGGTCCACCTGGACGGCGACGAGGCGTAGACCTATGCACCCTCGAAGCCATGGACATTGCGCGAGCGGAGGCGGACGGACTGGGCAGAGTACGTGTCCAGACGATAGAATGGCTATGGGCGCCGCTGATCCGCATCCTCGGCGAGCGCTTCGATGTGATGTCGTCAACGGTGGGGATCGTGCACCAGTACATAGGAAAGAGGCGAGGGGAGGGCGTCAAGGGGCAGACGATCAGACGCGAGGTGCAGGCCTTTGTTCGAGGACTTCGGATCGCCAAGCGGGACCGGGCGATTTTCGCTCTCCCGTTCGACCCCGACGACATTCCAAAGATCCGAAGCGACGCCCCCAACAGGAGCCAACAGGGCAAGCTCTGGGACCTCGCACAGATCGATCTTGTGTTGTCCAGGATGCATCCCAAAGCCGTGAGCGCTGGGCATCGCGACCGGTGCCGTCTGATTATGCTGACCGGACTTCGCATCGAGGAATTGCACCGGCTGCAACCGTCGTGGGTCGTCAAGTCGATCGGCGGCCAGGCAATCCTGCAGGTTCCTGCCGAGGGTGCGAAGTGGGGTCACCCTCGCGAGATTCCGCTCTGCGCCGAGGCCGATGGGATCATTGCGCGCCGCGCCCCGTTCCGGCGCCTAAAGCCGAACAAGTCGCTCGCGTGGGCCAGTTCCAAGGCCAAGATCTTGGGGGTTGTCACGCCGCGCGATTTGCGGCATTTCTATCTCACTCATGCGGCGAGACTTTCAGGGGACCCGATTGCAGCGCAGCGGCTTGGCGGACATGCCAACGTCGCGACGACTGGTCTCTACCTGCACGCCGATGCCCAGCGAACGATTGCGGCCGGGACCGCTGTGTCCGACTGGATCGCGATGCAGAAAACAGGGTCGAAGCCGGTACAGTAGGGTCGGTACAGCGGGTGAGCAAACCCGCATGGCAGGCGGATAGCTCAGGGGTAGAGCACTGGCCTTACAAGCCTGTTCCGGCCGCGTCTCCCCTCACACGTCACAGTTTTTCCTGGCAACATTCAGCACGCATGGTCACGGATTTTTCATCCGTGGTCGGCACAGAAGGTCGGTACAATGCCAATCCTCGATAGGCAGGCGCGGCGAATCTACAACCTCCGCTGGATTCAGCAGCGCAAACGCGAGGCGTACGCGGCAATGGGCGGTGCATGCGTGGGCTGTGGATCAATCGAAAAACTTGAGCTCGACCATATCGACCGCAGGATGAAGGTGAGCCATCGCATTTGGACATGGAGCGCGGCACGTCGGACGGAAGAAATCGCGAAGTGCCAGCTGCTTTGCGTCGACTGTCACAAAAAGAAGACACGATACGAATGGATTGCGGCGCGCAGGCATGGGACGCGGACCATGTACGAGATCGGGTGCCGGTGCGACGAGTGCCGTGGGGCCCAGCGCGCTCACGTCCGCGCGTGGCGAGCCCGCCGCGGGGCGGCATGAACATCACCGAATCAACACAAACGGCGCCGTCCTCGGACGGGCAAGGAGAGCAGTCAGCATGGCAGCAACAACCAGTCTTCCGCTCGAGCAGATCGCCGAGTCCCCCTTCAACCCGCGCCTTGACTCAGTGAAGGCAAAAAGGAACAGACACAGACCGGAGGGAAGCATGACGCTCAGCGTGGAGGGAAAGAAGCGCACGAAGAAGCAGAAGAAGGCGAGGGAGGCGTGACACAGCTTGCCTTTCAGCGGGTCCGAGGCGATCCCATTGCTGCGATCATCTACCAGATCAAGAGCAAGGAGGCCCCGACTAACATTGCGGAGATTCGACACCTAAGCCCCTTCCGGTATCCGGGAGGAAAGACCTGGCTCGTACCAGAGGTGCGAAAGTGGCTGACCGCTTCAAGTCATGCTGCATCGGTGTTTGTCGAGCCGTTTGCTGGCGGGGCGATGGCCGGGCTATCCGTCGCGCACGAACGCCTTGCGCGGGAAGTCTACCTTTGTGAACTGGATGACGACGTGGCCGCCGTCTGGTCATTGATTTTTCAGGGGAGCGAGTCCGACGCCCGATGGCTGTGCGAGCGCATCCGTGGTTTCGATGTCACGCTGGCAAACGTGAGACAGATACTTGACGGCACCTGCGCGAGCGTCCGACACCAAGCCTTCCGAACTATCGTCAAGAACCGGATGCAGCGCGGTGGAATCATGTCGGCTGGCGCTGGCTTGATGAAGGACGGTGAGGCGGGGCGGGGGCTATCCTCACGGTGGTATCCCGCAACCATCGTCGAACGAATCAAGGAGCTAAGGACGCTTCGGGATCGCATCACCTTCGAGCACGGTGACGCCTTCGATGTGATCAAGCGGTTCGCCAAGGATGCGCACGCCTTCTATTTCGTGGACCCGCCATACACAGCAGGAGGGAAGAGCGCTGGCACTCGGCTCTACCGACACAACGAGGTCGATCACGACCGCCTCTTCTCCACGATGGCCGCCGTGCGCGGATCCGTCATGCTCACCTATGACGATGCCCCTGAGGTCCGGGATCTTGCGAAGCTCCACGGATTCCGCGTGGTGCCCGTCCCGATGAAGAGCAACCACCACGCGGTTGTCCACGAGCTACTGATTCTCAACGACTGCGGGTGTCAGCATCACACGGTGCCGCATTGGCTGTGGATGGACCGCGTGTGGCGCGAGATGAACCGCGGGATGTTGAAGCCGATGACTCCCGAGGCCATCCACGGCTGCGCTCTCGAAGAAGTGGCGCGGCTGCGCGATAAACGGCAACAGATGGAGCGCCTCGGGATAACCGAGATACCGGCCGAGGTCATCGAGCGATGCGAGCGCGAGGTTCGCGCCGCCCCGCGGCATTGGGCCGAGCAGCGATCGGCTGCGATCGAGCGCGAGTCGAAACGACTTAACGACGACATCCTTGCACCCGCAATCTGCTGCGATAGGGTCGATGCGGGATGATGACGAGCCCGTGTTGCCGCCGCCAGGTCCAGTTGTGGCGCAACTCGTCGACCGCAACGCCGCGCTCGAAGCCGCGGCGACGATTTGCATATCCGCCGCTCAGGACTGGAGCGAGGCGCGCTATGATGCCGCCCTCCACTGCGCCCGCGAGATTCGTGCCGCCAAAAAGGAGACGGAAAAATGAGGACGCCAGAAGCCACCCAGGCCAGCGAAGATTTGCGCGCAACAGTTGACCAACTCCGCGCCGCCATCGCCCGCCTCGCGACGAAAGGAGACCGCCATGGATGACGTGACGAATTTTGTGGCCGAGTGCCGCGCAAAATACACACGCCAACAGGATAACAGCCTCGGCGCTGATGCCCTGAGGTCTGCCCTCGACATCATCGAGGCGCAGGCGAAAGAGCTTGCCGAGCTGCGCGCCATCAGGGCCGCAGCGAAGGCGTGGCGCGCGTACATGGACGATCCTACAGTGGCGGGGGCGGCCGCGGAGCAACGCGCGATAATATTGGATGCCATTCTTGCCGGCCGAGGTCCGACACCATGATCGGCCCCTGCACCACCCGCCCCAAATCAACCGCGATGCGTCGGCGAGCCGAGGCTATGCTGGATGGCATGCACCGCCCATCGATAGTAGACCGCAACGCTGAAATCCGCCGCCGGTATCTGGCCGGAGTTCCGCAACGGGAACTGGCTCTGGACTACGACCTAAAGGCCACGACCGTGAGCGGAATCGTGCGCAAACGGTGCGCCAATGCGGGGTAGGCACCAGGGCGGCAGACCTCGCCGAACAATCCCGCCGCAGGCGCTCGACGAAATCCGCGCCGGCGCCAGCATTCGCGCCACTGCGAAAAAATACGGAATCGGCCTGGCGACTCTGCACGACGACTGTGTGCGGCATTGCATTGTGTCGGCACACAAACCCGTCTACGGGCGTTCGGAATCTCTATTGCCGCGTTCGGAATCTACTACTATTGAGACGTCCGTGAAGATCTAGCCCGATCGGCATTGACATCCTCCCCGGCGTAAACGCCGGAGATTCCTGGTTCAGCCTAAGCTGCCAGGAGTTCCTGCTTCATCGAGACCGGTGTCTCTCCATAGGCTAACCGGGCGTGCCCCGTCCTCGCGGCAGAACCATTTGTGACCAACGACCACGTCGGCTCCAATGACCGCCTGCATTTGGGACGACCAGCCGGCCGCGCGAAGATTTGGCTGACGAGCTGCGCACGCGGCGTTGGCCCCGGACGTAATCGCCAGCGCAATCGACTCGCCACGTTTGAGTTTGCGCCGCTGCGCCACGATCCAGACGTGCTCCCACGGAGCGCCGAACGCGTCGATGTCGAAGAGGTTGAATGGTTGGATGTCAATCGCCCGAAGCACCAGGCGGCTATCGCAGTGCACTGAGCCAGGAGACCGGATGTCCTTGTCTACCCCAAGCCAGTCGGCGCAGTCCGCATAAGCGAGCTCATGCATCTTCCCCGGGCCCGCATGCGTCTCGATTACCCGGACGTTCTCCCCCCCCCAAGGGACTCGACCAGGCAGAGACGCAACTCCGCCTTGCGTGCCGGAGCCGAGTTGTGGACCTTGTCACCCAAAAACGATCTCCTCATCAAAGCTCACGCCAGGGAACTCGCGCTCGAGCACCGCGCGGACCTTGCCTTGCAACTCAATAGGCGCGTGGAAAATGAAGAGACCGTCAGCCGACACATCTGAAGCGTCCCACTCTTTCAACTCGGTCGCCCCTTCGCGCTCCTCTTCCTCCAGGTCGGACAGTAACAGGTCAGCGAATAGCTCGTGGTCGAGTTCGGCGCCGACGTCGACGAGGACGTCTTGCAGTCCATCGGTGAACTCGCCCGCGATCGAGGGGCTGTTGGCAACGACGTTGGCCGCCTTCTCTTTGCCTTCTGGCCAGTCGACAACCCGGACCTGATAGCGCTCGCCTGTGGCGACAACGCAACCGTCGACGAGGTTGGCCCCCATCTTGCGCAGCTCGGCGAGACGCTGGTGACCGGCCACGACGTGTCCGGTACGCGAATTCCAGGTGATGCCCGACAAGTCACCGAACTCCCCGAGTGACCGCTGCAGTGCGCTGGCGGCCTTGGGTGAAATCTTGCGCGGGTTATATGGGGCCGGCTTGAGGTCAGCCATCGATGTCGGAGCAATCAGCGTTTTGGCCATCGTGTTATCTCGTCAGGTACGCGACGAGCGCCCCGCCCAACACCGCGCCACCGATCGCCCAGAGCACGCCCGATCGCAGTCGATCGGTCCATGTTGGCATCTCGGCACGGGCATCCAACACCCGGATGTCACACGCATCTCGCTCCGCGTCGACGGCGATATCTAGCGCTTTTTGAGAGAGTCCAGGCAGCCGGTAGAGCGCCGACACCTGGGCGGCCACATAGCGCGCACGCAACGGCGGAACCAGCATGCTGCCGCCTGGTTGTTCGACTGCCGGCGGCAACCCGCTCGGCGCCGGCGACAGTATTGGTACGACCCCCACGCGCGCGGGCGGAATAATCAGGTCCGGGAAATCAGCGCCCGGAGCCGTTGATAGTGCGAGCAGGAGAATCAGCGTCATGGCGAATTTCCTCGTTGGCTTTGGCGACATCGCCGTTGATCTTGGCGAGTTCGGCATCCGCGGCCGCCCTGGCCTTTGCCTCGGCAGACTCTCGGCGCTTGAGGTATGCAGCCAGGCGCCCGCCGATGGACCCTCCACGGCCGAGCAGCGCGATCACGACTAGAGCGACAATGGCCACAGTGGCGACCACAAAACTCCAGGCCTTGCGAAGCGTGGTCATGGCTGCACCGACGGCGTCGCGGGCTGGATGCGTTTGTCTCGGCCGAGGATCGTTTGTACCGCGACCTTGTAAACCAGCGTCGAGAGAGCGCCCAGCGCGATGCCGAGGACGATCTTGTCGCCCCACTTCCCGGCGACAGTGGCGCTCGGCAAGAAGACCAGCGCGGTGCAGACAACGAGCGGCGCAACCGGCTGGACTCGCGCCCAGATCCGGTGCTCGTCGACGGCGGGCATGTACTGGCGAATTGCTGCGAGAATGCCAGCTGAGGCGAAGATGATGCCGAGGTTGGTGACGGTCAGGAACGGGGTAATCAAGTCCACGGGAACCTACTTCAGACGGTCCAGCCGCGGGCGCGCATGGCGTCCGCCCGCTGGGCAGGGGTTAAGGAGCATTGGGCGACGGTCAGGAGCGCCGCGGCTTCCGCCGCGAGGCCGGCGACGTCTGTCGTCGGATGCGGGCATACGGGATGGCCGGGCTTCGTCGCCGCCGGCATCGAGGTGTGCCCTACGACCGGGACGCCTTCGGAGTACAGGAGCAGGTCCGCCAGCACTTCCGGAATGGCGGATCGCTGCTCCGGCGTCAAGCCCTTCTCACCCGCGGTGACGACGGCTAGCGTTGTCGGGTTGTAGATGATGCCGTGCGAGCCTCGGAGCGTGAGCCGAAGACATTGGTCAACAGTCCCGTCTTGCCGGATGACGATATGGTAGGGCCGAATGCAGCCCGTGCCGAGTTCGCGGTTGCGCTCAAATTCCTGGGATAGGTTCAGGCCCGTGACATCCGCGTCCGCGATCGGTCTGGGATTGTCGGCGCCGGCGACGGCGAGCGAGCAGTGGTGGAGGAAAATGTGTGTGAGCGGCTGGACCAGCGGGAGCTGTATCGCCCTTGGGTCCGTAAAGTTGTTGATGATGTTCATGGGCGTCTTTTCTCCCACCGCGCGAGCGTTTTGTAGAAATTCGTCTGCGCCTCGGAGAAGGCTTTGCGCCCCTCGCGCATCTCCTCAATCGCCGCTCTGATGTCGGCACGCAGCGAGGTGGTGTCGTTGATAGCCACGGTGGCGCGAGAGAGGGCGCGGCCGAGTTCCATCTCGACGATCGGATGTCTGGCGCAGGTGGTATGTGTCATGTTTTCTTGTCCGCTTGCATCGACCTGTCGATTGCGAACCGGGCTTCGACGACGGCGTCCCTAGCGTCAGCCAGGACCCTATCAACGTAGGCGCTTCGTTCCTTCGGTGACATTTTGTCCAGAGCCACGATCTCTGAATGCTGCATCACAAGGGCCTGCTCCAGCTCGCCATAGGTGATGTGCCCGTTTCCGATGATGTATTGCCCGAGCTGGACGTTGGTAATCACCTCGTCCGCGTAGTAGGCCTCAGTGTCCTTACGTACGAGTTCCGCCCTGGCATGTTCACCCTTGGAGCGCAGCAGGATTTGCAGCGCGTCGCTCAGCCGCGTTGCTAAACGGTCAGCCGCCATTGCCCACCGCCCTCCTGAGTTCTTCGAGCCGAATATCATGCCCCCGGTGATCGACCTCCGTCCGCGTCTGCATTGATTGGACCAGATCGATCAGCCGGTTAAGCAAGACAGAGCTGTCATTCTGTCCTTCGTGACTGACGTCTATCTGCCGCGCCGACAAGCGCAGCAGCTCAGTCATCTGTTCGGTCTGCTGTGTGAGGATGGCGCGAAACTCTGGATCGTTGTTCAGCGGACAAATCGGCACCGTCCGGGACTTCGTACCCAAGAATTTGTCGACGGTCTTGACCGCCACATAAAGGACCACAAACGTCCCGCCGACGATGCCGCCATATCCCAGCAACAGTTCCAGAGTCATCTACTTCGCAGCCTCGACGAGATCCGCCAACTCGGCCGTGCTGGTCGACGGGACAGTGATTACCAGCCCGTCCAGCTTGGGCAGACGCGACGACAAGCGCACCTTGGCGCCACGCAGCAAGTTGACCTCGAAATAGCCAGCGGTCCACGCCGGGTGGTCAGTCGATGGTCCGCTTGTGACCGAGACCTTGGTTGTGGTCAGCACCGCGCTGCCGACCCCCAGGGGGGCATCGGCGTGGAAGTCGATAACCACCCCAGTGACGTGCTCGCCGGCGCCGTCGTCCGTCGTGCCGTATACCAGACACTTGCCGGAGGTCGGGATTCCTATTGGCACGACGGCCGAACCCACAAAGGTCGCCGTCGCGTCGGCCGTTACCGTGAGCGTGCCGAGCGAGAACGCGTAGAGCGCCTTGACGAGCCGAACCTTGTAGACCGCGTCGTCGCGGTGAATGACCCAGTTGCCCGAGCTGTCGGTCAGCCCATGCGCCTTGTGCGCCGTGTTCGCCGCGTCGTAGATGTCGACCTCGACGCCCTCCAGCGCGGCGCCGGCGCCGTCCTGTACGTGGATTGTGATCTGCCGCGCACCGGTCGGTGCCACAAGGTTGAGAGCCTCACCCACCGAGCCCGAGGCGACGTGCGACGACCGTGCCGCGTCGAGCACCGCAGCCGCAATCTCGACCGCCGTATCGACAGGAGATAGTGCACTGAGAATCGCCGAAGCCGCAGCGCCCGTATACGCGTCTACGGTCGCGACCGCGTTGGTAACGTCAGTTGGTGTTGCTGCGCCACCTGCGTACGTCGAGCGCGTGCTGACTTTAGCGTCGAGGTTCGTCGTGATGGCCGATAGACCCGTTGCAAGTCCAGTCGTCGCGCTGTCTGTATGCCCGTTGACCGCTGTAACAGCATTGGTCACGTCCGCAGGCAACGCGGGCGACGTGGGAATACTACCAACGGGCGCATTCAAATTGCCGTAGAGTATTTTGGCTAGCGAATTGTCGACGGCGTGTCCCGTGCTGATGACCTCGTCGCATATAGCGTCAGCGATCGCACTTACTGCGGGTGCCGCCGCGGGGATCGCTGCTTTGACCGCGTGCAGGTCGTCGTTGGTCGCGAACGACCCGCCAGCCATCGAGGCGAGCATGCCGGCCAATGTCGCCGTGCCGCCCGCGAGCGCCGCAGGCGTGCCCTGCTTGGCGTCGGTGGCGACGGCATTGCCGGCCGCGTCGAGCGCCCGCACCTGTCCGCCAGGGATAACGTCATAGACGCTGTCCGTGCTCGGCTGTGTGGTCCAGGCCGGCGCCACGGTGGCGACCTTGGTCGAGCCAACGTAGGCCGTGACCAGCCGCGTCTGACCGGCGCCCGTGCCCGACGAGATGTGGATGTAGTTGCCGTTGTAGACGTCGTTGGTCGTCGAGCCGGTGCTGTCAAACGTGATCGAGCTGGCGCCACCCGCCGCCGCGATACCGTGGACGCCGGTGCCGAACAGCTCGTCCCACGCCGCCGCGGGGAGCACAGTCCAGTCCTCCCAGACCGGGCAGTAGGTGCCCGCTAGGCCGAAGTCCAAGCGCAGTCTACCAAGCGTATCCGTATGCGCCGTCGAGAGGCCGACGAGATAGTGTCCGTTGCCGTCGTGCGCCCAGCTCGCAGCGGTGATGGCGCCGCCGGTGCCGTTTTTGACGAGACGTCCGTTGGCGCTCTGATCGGCCAGTGCGGCTAACGCCGTGAGGCCGTCTGCTTTGTCCAAAAAGGGGCCGACCGGAACAGTGACGGCGGTGGATTGGCGTAAAAACTTCATCGGCGCCTCCTGCTGAGATATTGGGCGAGCAGCGGCATGGACGCGCCCGCGACGTAATCGATTTCGAAATAGGGCGGATAAGCGGAGCCCACGCCGTAGAAGTAGCCTGTGCCACCCGCGGTCTCGATGACAACGAAGCCATTGTTGGCGCGCGCGGCGTCGCGCCACGCAATCGCCCACGAGGCCTTGAGCGCCCAATTTTCATACGCCCCCGTGGACGTGACGAGCGTTGGGGGTGCCGCGTCGGCGTCGTAGTCGGATGACGAGAAGTTGCCCGAAATCCACGTCTGCGTGTTGTACTTGCAGTGCGTTGCGCAACACGATCCGTTCTGCGCCGAACCCGTTCCAGTGCCTTCGACCCACGTGTCCGCGTCCTTGACGAAGTACGCCTTGAGCGTGTTGCCCGTGTGCGGCGTTCTACCGAAGAACCGCAGTGCGCTGATCGTACCCGCGGGGATCGACGCAGCCGGAAAGCGGTAGAGAGGAAAATAGGTCGGTGCATAGTACGGCGACGAGTAGCCGCCCCAGTTCGACGACGCGCCCGCGAAGAGGAACGTGTCCTCGATGCCGGTGCTGACTGTCGCGGTCGGGTCGAGGTACACCGGGTACGTCGCGCCCGTCAGATCCGTCGCGTTCGGCGTCAGCCAGAACGTCGGCACCTGGACGCCCTCGTAGGTCACCGGCGCGCCGGCCGTCAACGTGACCCGGATCCGCTGCGTGCCGTCCGGCGTCAGTGCCGTGGTCGACGAGTCCCAGCCGTAGGGCGCAGGCATGCGTAACGCAAGCACGCCGAGCGAGTCGCGCAGCTCGACGCCGCCGTCGACGATGGCCGCGGTCATGCCTGGCCAGAGTTTGTAGGCGAAGCGAAACGCCGCGGGGTGCCCCGGACCGATCAGCCGGATCTGCTTGTCGAGCCGGCCGCGCGCGGCGCTATAGAACAGGTTGGACTTCGCCCAGAGCCCCGTCCACCCGACCGCCTGCTGCGCCGGATAGGTCGTCATCGGGACCGTGTTGACACCCAACGGTTTGAACGCGAGCCCGATGTTCGGCCGGTCGCTACGGCGAATCGCGACAAGCGCCGTGTTAACCGCGTCGGACGAGTCGCCGAGATAGATCTGGAGCGGGCCGCGCTGGACCGCGTGCAGTGCCTTGAACTGGCCGACCCAGCCGGGGGGCGGAGAAGCGATCGGCTCCAGCGCCAGGTCGGTCGGTGCGAGGACGCCGTTGGCGTCGCGCCAATTCAGATAGTTGCCGATCGTCCGGCGCATCTGCCGGCCGGCCAGGACAACGTCGGTGGCGTGCTCGCTGACGATCATGCGCGCTTCCGTTTCTTGATCTCAGGCGGTTTCTCGCGCACGACCGTCGGGTCGAGGCGCTCGTCGATGCGGTCGGCCGCCGCCTGCAGCTCCTCGACGACCACGTCTGAGAACGTGTCCGTCAGCCGGCGCACCTGCTCGGTCGGGTACTCGACGCGCTGCTCGACGATGCCAACGCGGCCGGTCAGGTAGCTGACCGCCCGGTTGAGCCGCCAGAGCACGAGCAGGCTGACGAGGCAGAGCAGAGCCGCCAGCCCGAGCGCCGCGTATGGTAGCCAGCTCACGCCCATAGCCAGTGCGGCGCCCCTCTCAGGATGTCGCGCGCCTCGTCGGCGGTGAAGCCCTCGGCGACGTAGGCCTCGGTCTCCCACCGGCGTCGGCACGGATTCCAACCAGCCGGCAGGCAGAACAGGTAGACGAGCCACCAGGCGACGTCGCCGAGCCACCACGCCCTCGCGTGCCAGCGCGCGATCTGCTCGACGTGCTTTCCCTCGTGCAGGAGCAGCGCCGCCATCTCCTCGGCCGTCCAAGACCTCCACGTCGACCACGACACCAACACGCGGTCGTGCACCGTCAGCGCGGCGATGCCGAGCGGCAGGTCCCAGGTGAGACGGACGACGGTCATGCCCATGCTCCGACCACCTCGGTGAGAAGGAACACCCCCTGCGCGACGGGATAGGCCACCGAGCCAGAGGCGATAGCGATCCTGGCCTTACCTGTCCCCATGGTGTTCGGATAGAGCATGGCCGCGTACGTGAGGCCCGTCGCTCCAAGGCTGTGCCACGTCACGCAACCGTCAATCGAGTAGACAACCTCGGCACCGCCGGCGACCACCAGGAAGTTGCTTCCATAGGCCACTCCCGTCTGGACGACCCAGTAGACGCCGTATGCGCCAGCGCTCGGGCAGGTTCGGTGAGCCCAGGTCGTACCATTGGTCGAGGTTTGCACCTCGTTCACACCGCCGGCCGTGGCACCGACGATGACAACGCCAGCGACGCCATTGATTACGGCGTCGCATCCCCCCATGAATGTGCCAGTGAACGTGGCGTTCGTCTTGTGTGACCAAGTCGTGCCGTCAGATGAAGTCTGGATCTCGCTGCCGGTGCCGACCGCTACAAACTTGCCGAGCGTGACCGACCAGAACACCCGATAAAAGGTGCCGGAATAGCTGGCATCCGCCGTCCGGTGCGTCCATGTAGTAGCGTTCGTCGATGTCTGAATCTCCCCGCCAGACCCAACTGCGACGAAAAGCTCTACCCCTGCCTGGCAGGCGACGCTGTGGAATGCGCCAGCGTAGGCGCTATCAGCAGCTTGGTGTGCCCAGGTCGCTCCATCGTTTGACTTTTGGATCTCCCCCGCTGATCCGACAGCGACAAACAAACCGCCAGAGTACGCACACACGTCGTAAAAAATACCAACGAAGGAGTTGTCCGGCGTGTGCGAGGTCAACGTGAATCCGTCAAACGTCTGGATTGACCCTGCGCCCCCCGAACCGCCGACAATCACCACTGGAGCCCCGGTGAATTTAGCCAGCCCGCGGTAGTCGTTGCCCACACTGGAGAGGTAGCGCTTGGCATTCATGAGCGCGATGGCATCAGCCGTCCTGTGCACGAATTGCGTGATGGCTGCGGCGAGTTGCGTGTTCGTCCCCTTGACCAACGTCGCACCCTCGCCCTCGACAACGCCGGAGATTTCCTCCTGCACCGAGTCCAGCCAGTCGGGATTGAGGTCGGTGGGCGATATGCCGTGCTCCGGGTCGCCAGCGGTAAATCCCGCCTTGCCGGTACCAAACTCATTGGGGTCTACGTTTGCGCTGTCGATACGGTGCATCTGAGTCTCCTATGGAGAGGTCAAGAGATATGCGTCGCCGCCGTCGGCCGCGCCAACCGTGACGAATTGAAAAAGTTCGTGGCTCCATGCGATGCCGAACGCCGCCCATCCCTTCGGATTCGTTTGCTGCGTCCATGTCGCACCATCCGGAGAGGTCCAGAGAAGCGAGCTGCCGGCGCCTGCGCCAGTGCCGCCCAGTACGAACAGACCGAGGTCGGCCGCCCATGAGACCGCGTAGGCCGAGAAAAACGTGGAGGGTTCAGCCGCGAGGAGCGTCCAGTTCTGACCGTCCGGAGACGTGACCGTGTAGGGTCCGACAACGCCCGTGCTCGTGTATTCGCCAGTCGCGACAAAGAGATGGAGCGCCGGACTCCACGCCACCGCGTTGAGTTGTATGTTCTGCGGGTTGGTCTGTTCAGCCCACGCTGTACCGTTGGTCGAAGTCACGATATACGCGTCGGAACCATCGTCGTTGCCAACGGCCACGAACAGGCCGAGTTCCGGCGCCCAGCAGACTCCGTTGAGGATCTTATTTTTCGGATTTGCGCGCTCGGTCCAAGCCGTACCGTTGGCCGAGGTGATGAGATACGCATCGACGCCATCGAAGTAACCGACCGCCACGAAGAGCGTCAGCTCGGGCGACCAGCAGACCGAGTAGAGTTGCTTGTTTTTCGGGTTCGCCTGCTCCGTCCATGCGATTCCGTTAGGCGAGGTGATGATATATGCGTCGCCGCCATCAGCCGCGCCCACAGCGACAAAGAGCGTCAGTTCCGGCGACCAGCAGACCCCCGAGAGTGAGACGTTCTTGGGGTTGGCCTGTTCACCCCACGTGATCCCATCGTGCGACGTGCAGATGTACGCGTCCGATCCATCGTCAGACCCGACTGCACAATAGATGCCGAGCTCCGGCGCCCAACAGACAGCGCTGAGTCGTTTGTTCTTCGGGTTTGTGCGCTCGGTCCAGCTCGTCCCGAGGTAGGCGAACAACGGCCAGGTGTGGAGCTGCTTGTTCGACGCAAAAAGCCACTCCAGAACCGAGTTGTCCGTGTGCCCAACAACCTTCGTCAGCCACGCTGAACGCCAATGCCAATCATAGAGAGGAGCGACACACGCACTCACGCAGCTGGCCACCGGCCAGGGACGCGAAAAATGCGCAATGGAGTAGCCCGCAGTCGCCGCGAGGCCTCGGTAGAAGCCGTCCTCCTGGCCGCCTTGGAATGCGTATTTACCGGTGATCGCTTCGTTGCGGTCGGTCGCGTATCCGGCCGGCGCCGACGCATCAGGAAGAGCCAGTAGGCGTTCCCAATCCTCGAGGGTCTCAGATGCCGTCCTCGGGTCCGCCTCGTTGATCAGGTCCACGTCAGCTCGTGCTTCGACGCGCTCAAACTCCTGGGCACAGGCATCGAGTAGATCAGTGAAATCCGCATCCGCATCGCGCGTCCAAGCCGGCCCGGGCGGCAGCAGGCCCTGGAGCATTTCCAGAGCTGAACCGTTTACACCCATGTGACGGTCCCCATAACGGCGATTTCGTTGAACGCCTGATCGAAGTCAGCCACCGGCGATGTAACAACGTGATCGGTCTCGCCATTGGCCCGAGAAATGACCTCGTCGAGGTGCGACAGCAGGACGGTTCCGTTCGGCTCCGCCTCCCGCAGCAACAGATCAGCAATCTCAGCCTCGGCCGCAGCCTGCACCGCACCAGTGTTGGGCGTAATGGAGGCGGTGACGTTGTACGTAAGCGGAGTCAATGCGAACACGAACAGCGTCCCAGCGTCCGTAGAGATGGTGACCGGGCACTTCGTTTCGATGTGGGCAGCGACCTCAGCCAACTTCGTCGGGTCAGGGATGATCGGCGTCAGGCTGTCGCAGACAAATGCCAGCCCGACCGTGCCGACGCCATATAGGTTGGGGTATTCCCACGCCCGCGTCACGCCGGCGACCTCGAGGGCCCAGTTGATGTAGTCGCCAGTACCTCCGCCCTTCGGCGGATTTCGCAGACGCTGGAGCAGGCGGGCGCGCAGTTCCTCGGTGGTCTCCTGATAGAGACCACCTTCAATACCGTCTCCCGTCAACGTGGCCGATGAGTCGATCCCCGTTACCGGAGACACCAACGAAAGTGTCACACCGGACGCGGCGTTCCCGTCGACGCCGGCGACGTCGGCAGTCAGAGCGATGGTGATCGAGCCTCCACCCCCGATGGTGGACAGCGCGTCCTGGTCGTAGACGACGCCGGCGGCGGTCTGCCATTTCGTGTGGGACGGGCAATCGGCGCCGACAGTGCCGGTAATAGTCAAGGCCGTCTTGGTCGTCGCCTTGACGGCCGCGCGGATCGTGAGGCCAAACAGCGACGCCCAGCGCTGCACAAATTCAGCGTCAGCAGTGTCAGCAAACAGCTGGGTTGACAGCCACACCAGATGGCCGTGTTCGAGGTGATGCCCGCCGGCAAGCGCAACGGCGAGGATGTCCTCGAAGGTGCGGCGCACGTCGGCGTCGGCGCCGGCGAGCTTGGTTTCAATATCGGTCCGGATCCGCGCCACGATGGCGGGGAGAGTCGGTCGGGTGAAGCTCACGTCGCGCCTCCTGTAAGACCTAGTTGGGCGTCCCAGACGCGCCACCACTTGGTGCCGTCTGGCCGAAAGATGTCGACTTGCAGCTGCAGCGCCGGCGTCCACGCGACCAAGGTCACGTCGATCTGACTGGCGACGCCGTCGTCCAGCATCCACTGGAGGCATTCGCGCATGTAATCAGCTGCCGTATTTCCGTTCTCTTCGGTAGCCGTCATCCTCTCGATTAGCCACCGCCGAGATCCGACCAGGTCCCCGGGTGTCTTGGCGAATGAGTCACCCCACCAACCGCGTCTATCGTCGTTGGGCCCACCGGGCAGTTCGTCGTCATCTGCTGCGCGCCGGTCAGTCAACCAGGAGATCAGTACAGCCGTCTCAAGGCCCTGGTCGGTCTGGATGTTGCCGCCGTTGCGCACGAGGTCGCAGCGCTGCAGCGTTGCGTTGTAGTTCAGGCGAATCACTTGGCCTTCACCTTCGTCGCCGCTACCGGTGCAGGTGGAGTGTTTAGGACTGGCGGCGGAGTCGCCACAGATGGCGGACCGAGCGCGGCGGTCGGGTGCATGTGCTGGAGAGCAAAAGATTCGAGTGCAGCCAGCCGGTTCTCAGTGTTCGGCGCGAGGGCGACGAAGTCGGTCGGCGACGGCCCGAGCTCGACGACCTGCCCCACTTTGAGCACGACCAGAATGCCCTGATGTGTGTAGAGTGCGACTTCGCCCTCGGCCAACGTTAGCGGTCGGTACCGACGATCATCAGTCGCCACAATAACTCCGTGGTCACGTGATCCGCCAACGGCCAGAAACACGGCTTCTGCACCAGCGAACGGCCTCGAGGTGAACCCGTATTGCTGCGGGCGCTCGACACCGTCACGAACCTCGTCAGCCAGCAAGTTGACCTGCACGGTTTGGGTCTTCGTGGTGTCCGTAACGCGGTTGATCACGCCACGCGCCACCATGAGACGAACACGACGCTCAAGCGGCGCGACGACCTTGCGCACAGCGTTGATGAGGTCCTGCGTCGTCATGACGGATAAACCTCTGCCGGGTTCGCCTTCTCGACCCATGGCTCGACGTCGAAGGCGTGGACGCCGGCGAGCTCCAACTCAGTGGTCTCGCCCTCCTCACCTTTCAAAAGGCGAACGGTGACGATCAGCCAATCTGAGTCCACCCGCGCTATATAGTCCTTCACGCGCGCAACAGTATTCGGCGACCATACGCCAGCGTCATGCCGCCAACCCTGCACCGTGTATGTCAGACGCCGGCAACGGCCCTGCCGCGTGTTGCGTTCCCAGTTCACGCGCTGCTGGAGGTCGTTCGCATCCGGGGACTCGGACATGATGACCAACGGACGGTACCGTTTGACGCCGGCGTCATTGGTTGTCCGCTTCTGTTCGTTGACCGAGGAGCCGAAGGATTGGTCGGTGCCTGGCACCTGGGCGAAGGCGATATACTGCGAATGGCGCTCGCGGACATTTGTGCGGCGAGAGCCGCGGAGGACGTTGACACCCAGTTCGAGGACCGTCTTGATTCTCGGCGCGGCCGTGGAACGAATGATCTGGAGGTTTCCGGCCGGCGTCGTAAAGAGCATGTTCCCGCGCTGCCGGGCGGCTCGGTTCAGGCACTCGAATGCCGTTTCTCCTGGCTGTACCGCGAATTTTTCAAACGCCGGACCGCCGAATGTCACCAGCGAGGCAGAAATACCGAACGGTTTACAGACCGCCTGGCAGATGTGCAGCAGGTCGGTATTGTTCCACTCCGTCGGTGGTGTCAGAACGCTGCAATCGACCAGGTCGCCAGTCTTGGATCGGCCGTTGACATTGAGCGTGTGCGAGGTGGCGTCGTAGTCGGTGCCGTCCTCGTCGACGTACCCGCTAATCACAACGTCGCCGTCGACTTTTACTATCACCGTGTCGCCGCCACAGATGATGCTGGGGTCGGCGTCGGGGTCCCACTTCTCCGCGTAGCCGACTGAGAAATCTGAGGCGAGTGCTTCCATCGAGCGTTTCACTTCGACGGTCTGCCAGCCGCCGAAGGTCTTGCCGCGTGCGTGAAGGGTGACCTCACTCATGGCGCCAGCACTCTCAGTGCCGTGGTCGGCCAAATCATGCCGGGGTGTCGGATCTGTGGATTGCGCGCGATGATCTCGGCCTCGCGACCGATGTCTCCATACAGCCGATGCGCAACGACGAGGCTCGGCAGTGTCACCGATGGCGTAAACTCGATGACGTCCGGGAGCGATCCGGAGACATTGTTGAGGTGCGCAACAACGGCTACTTGCAAGTCGCGCAGCGCAGCATAGAGGCCGTCGTCCATGCCGCCCAGTGCGATGATCGCGTCAATTTCGTCCACCAGTGCGTCGCGCATGGAGAGCGCCTGGTCCTTGTCTGCGAAGGTCATGCCGTCGGCGACCACCGCGGCCGCCACCCCGACAGCGATTGATGTTCGCGAGGTTCGGATGAAAGCGTCACGGTTGTCCTGCTGCTGCTGCCGGCTCGTGGTCGTGAGCGGGATCGGTGTCCAGTCATCACCGAAGGTCTTGCCGCTGGTGAGAATGTCACCCAGCAGGGAGGCGCGTGTGTCGTCCGAGAGCGGGCCACCGGCCGACGGAAGTCTCGCAAGCACGTCGGCCCTGCTGTCTCCCTCTGGACCAAGTCCAACGGCAGAGAGAAACGCAGATTCAATGCCGGAGACAGACGAGCACACCGATGTCCAGACCCCGACGATGGAGTTGACGAGGTTACCCGGAAGTGCGAGCAGCGACGAGACGCCATTCTCTATTGCCAGTATCTGGTCGCTGATTTCATCAATGGTGTTGACGACCGACTGGACCCTGCCGAGGGCAGCGCGCACGGCCGATGCCGCCTGTCCGACAATGGCGACGCCCTCATTGTAAACAGTGCCGATCGCGGACACGAACGTGGTGGCACGAGCAAAATCAGTGACGAGCGACGCTTTCACGGCGGAGCACGCGCCAAGCACGCCGGCAACGGTGTCAATCGACACGACCACCGGCAGCTTGCCAAACTCAACAAGCGTTACCGTCAGGCGCGCCAATCCCATTTCGGAGTCGATCTCCTTGACCGACACCTCGCCGTCGGTGACGACCGACATTGTGCCCCAATACGGGTGAATGAGCGTACCGGGGTCCTCAATCTCGAATGCAGCGCGGAGCTTGTTCCGTTGCGCGGAATATTTCGGCCCAAGCACGAAGGCGTCGAGTTGGTACCGTCGCGCGCGCTTCCCGACGTCCTCAACGAATGGCTCTGATCGTCCGGGAAACTCCTTGACGATGGTGCGACGGCCGAAACTGTGGCTCGATGATGCAACGTAGAACTGCACTCCGCGGAATGAGGCCGGGCGCATCTTGCTGGTGTCGAAGGCGTCCGCAGCCACGTCAGTAGGCTCCCACGGAGATGCCGTTGTTGATGTCGAGATTCATGCCGGCAGCCGTCTTGATGTTTTTTACGGTGGCCTGAGCTCCGTCTTTTCCCTCGACCACGATATGGAGCGTACCCGTCATGGGCTGCTCCGGAGCTGCGCTCTTTGATGATCCAACACGCGCCCGGACTTCCTCCTCCGTCATTGGTGAGCCAAGAGCGCCAGCGGTCTGGTTTCCGCCAGTAAAGTCAGCCGGCATCCTTCCCTCGAGGACCGCCTGCGTACGGCGTTCGAGATTCATTTTTTCTTGCGTCTGAATTTCGCCTTTTTTGTCGCGTATACTGCGGGCAGTCTTGAAAACGTCCACCCACTGACCGACAGCCCACGTCGTCGATGCCGCGGCGGCGCCTATCAATCCTGCCTTGAGCCCGAGAGCGGCGAACTTGGACGCGTTAAGGGCCGGGATGAGCTTCCCAACTAGCTCCGCCGCCGTATGTTTGCCACCTGTAGCGAGAGCCACCAACCCCGCTGCCCCGCTCAGCGCCGACAACGTCTTGAGTGTTTCAGACCCTGCCGAGGCCAGCGTCGCGGCTCCTTTCGCCGTCCCCATGAGGGCAAACGTCGTGATCGGGGCAGCGGATGCGAGCTTTGCGGTTCCACCTACCACCGACGCGAGTAGATTGTTCCACCTGGTCGTCGCCGGGATGAGCGCCGTCCCCATCGTCGCACTCAGTGACGTGTACGATGCCTCGAGTCGCTCTTTCGACGCTTTAGCAGTGGCCTCGATGGTCTTCTCGGCAATTTTGGTTTCGCCGGTGACGTTGGCCATCTGCGTCATGTAGGAGGCGACGCCGCCGGAGCCAAGGCCCTCGAACATCGCGGCCACGTTTCCGCCAGCCATCGAGCCAAAGAGTGTCTTGAAGGCCCGGATCCGCTCAGCAGAACCCATCGAGGCGGTCTTCTCCCCGATGTCGGCGAGCAGCTCTGGCAGAGAACGGAGATTGCGCTGCGCATCATAGGCGCTGACACCGATGCTGCTTAGGACGGCGGCCGATTCCTTTACGGAGCGCGGCGCCGCCAGGCGCAAGAGAACCGCGCGCATCGCTCCCATCGCCCGCTCTCCGGAGAGACCGGCGCGGGTCATCATGCCGATCATCGAGGTCGATTGGCTGAAATCCAATCCCATCGCATGTGCAACGGGGCCGAGCTCGGCGATGCTCTCACCGAGCTGCGCGACTGGCTGCCCAGAAAGCCTAGCGGCCTTGGTCAGCGTGTCCGTCACCGTACCAACGTCGTCGAGTGTCAGGCCGTAAGCCTTCATCGTGTGCGATACGAGGGACGTGGCTGTGCCGAGGTCCGTCACGCCGGCGGATGCGAAGGCCGTGATCTGCGGCATGGCCCCGAGAACCTTGTTGACGTCTGCTCCCGGGCGCATCAGCGACTTAAGCGCCGTGGCCACGGCGGTGACGTTGAACTCGCTCTCGGTCCCAATACGCAGTGCGGCGTCGCTGATCGCCGCCATCTGACCGGCGGAGGCCTGCGACCTGGCCCCTATCTGGCTCAGAGCGGCCTGCAGGTCCGAGGCGTCCTCGACCGGCTTCTCGATAAGGTGCTGCGCTTTGTCACTGAATCTGGAGAAGGCCTCGGAGCTCTGGTTGAGCTTCATGCCCCAGTCGAAGTATCTCTCGGCCGTCTTGGCTGCGGCCCTCATCACCGAGAAGTTGTTGGTGATTTCTTTGAGCGCGGCGCCGGTCTTGTTGACCAGCTCGACGACCAACCCGACTTTCATGTCAGCCATGTCCGCCTCCGAACTTCACGGCCTGTGCGCTCCAGGCCAGCATCTCCTCCACCGTGAGCTGCTTTAGTTCAGACGGTGGCCAATGAAAGACAAACGCGAGCCGTCCGAGTACCTCGCGCCAGTCTACTTCGATTTTCCCAGGAGCTTGGCGACCTCCTGGTCGATGCGGTCGAAGTCTTCGGCATCGATCATTGCGACAGTCGAGGGCGGGAGTTGCGCTATTCGGACGAGTAGCGCCTGTAACTTGCGGGGGCCACTCGTGGCCATGTCGGTTTCGATGAGGTCGCCGGCGGTGAGACGTCGAAGGGTGACCGAGCTGATCTGTGGTTGGCCTTTCGGGCTGATTGGATGCACCAACTCAACCAGCACCGTGCCGTCGGCGTTGTACGTTACCTCTGCCATGATGTTTTCCTCTCGTCCTCACTCGGTTCAGATCGCGGCCTGACCCTGCATCTTCAGCGAAACGTCGCCGCTCCCTCCCGACAGCTCGCACGGCTCGGTCGTGAAGGCTTTGGGAATGGTGTAGGTTTTCCCGGTGTCAGTCTCGAAGGTGACCGTCGCGTCCTTGAATTTGGACATGGCGAGGAGGTCGGTGTCGGCCGTGTGCGCCACGGTGCAGTCGATCTCGGCCGGCACGGCCTTCTCGGTGTAGCCGATGACCTTGCCATTGGAGACAACCGCAACGCGCTCCATGCCGCCGACCTTGAGCTTGGCTCCCTCTTTCGACCGCAGCATGGCGCCGTTGACACTGACGTAGGCAATTCCCGTGACCTGCATTTGAGTCTCCTCTCAACCGCTTACGCGGCCGTCCCAAGTAAGAATTGGATCTGCCCCGCGAAGACCATGAACGCGCCGAGCAGATTCGGGCCCATCTGCATGTCGACACGGTTCGGGTCGCTCACATTGCGCTCGACAATCAGCTCGGTCTTGAATTGGTCAAAGCCCTGGCAATAGATGCCCTCCCACTCGGAGAGCGCGAGCGCCAAGATCTGCGACTTGATCATGTTCGGGGTCACCACGTTCGAGCCGGGCTCGACGATGGTGCCGTCATCCGCCAGGTTGAACCGCGGGAAGCGCAGCGCGATGAGCTGGTTGACCGAGTAGCGCAGGTAATCGAGCGTGTCCGGCGTCGTGAGGTCGAGATACGACGGATCGGCTACGCCTGCACTTGTCTGGTAGGTCGTGATCAGGCGCTCGAGTCGGCACACGCCGCCGCTGTCGACGGTGTAGGTGCTCATGCCGTCGTAGAGCACGACGTTGCGCTCGCTGCCGTCGAAACGGTCCTCGGCCGCCGGCGCCAGCATGCCGGTAAGGGCAAGACCCTGGTAAGGGATGTTGGCGCGCGTCTGCGCGTCACGCAGGGCCGCGACCATCGCCGCACACTCCCACTCCGGAGTGGGTGATGCGCCGACAGCCAGGGCACAGCACAGGAACGAGTTGCGCGCGTTGCCGTAGCTGCTGGTGTTGGCCAACGTATCTGATACGCCGACGAACGACTGGCCGTACTTCTGGACCAACGGGCCCCAGCGGCGCAGCAGCTCGGTCTCGAGGATGTCCTGGTTGGTGTCGTCACGGAACGGGTTGACGACGGAGTCGTACTGGACGTCGCCCATGGCGGCGACGGCGTTGGCGATGCTCGCGTCAGTCGCGCCGGGCGTCGTCTGAGCTATCGTCGCGGAGCTGATGCCGGCCGGAAGTGTCTGCCCGTAGACGTAGTTGAGTCGGAAGTCGGCTACGTTGGTGAACGCGCCCTTATGCGTGCACGTCATCGACAAGACGCCGGACGAGCTGTCTGCCGTCCAACTGATGTCCGTAACCGCGTTAATGGCATTTTTGCAAGCTAGGGCGGTAGCGGTCACGTCGGAGCTGGCCGCGATGGCAACCGGGATGTACCGACCGCCAATGTACAGATGGACCGTGCCGGCCGCGGTCGTGGTACCGACGAACGTGATTCGTTCCACCCTGGCAGTTCCGGACGTGAACGTGTCAACCGGGATCGCCCATAACTCGGTCTGCGGATTGATGGCACGGTATGCGGCGACCATGGCGGCACCGATCGAATTCACGCCCAGCAACGTGCGCGCGGCCGCGTTCGAGACGATGCGAACCGGGATGTCCTTGGTCGCTGTGCCTACGGACGTCATCGGCGCGATGATGCATGCGACCTTCGGACGAGCCGAAGTGCCTTGGACCGCTCGCGAGTTGTCCATCTCGATGAACTGGCCCGGCGTGCGGAGGGTGATAGGGATGCCTGCAAACGTGATCATGGGGTTCTCCTGCCCGTCCGGGCGTTATTGCTTGTCGGCCTCGTTCTTGCGTGAGCGCTTGGATTCGAGCTGCGCCTCCGGAGCGGGAGCGGCCTCGGCTTTGGGCGCAACGGCGCTGAAAGTGCCGCTACCGTCGTGCACGCGGCGCAGCCAGTAGCTGGTCATCGGCTTCAATTCGCCCACGGCATCCACCTGTTTGAGGGTGAGAGGGTCGCGCACGAGAGCGCCTAGCGACGGGGTGAACATGGCTTGTTGCATGGTGGTCTCCTACGCCGGTCCGGCCAGCGTCACTTTTCCTTCGGCAAGGGTGTTGTCCGCGTCGTCCGCCGCCGTCATCGTGGTGTAAACGCTCAGTAGTGCGTCGTATTCGGCGGGGGTACGGTGCTCGAGCTGGACCTGCTGATTCCAGCGAATCGCCCAGATCGTCACGCCCTCTTTGTCGAGTGCCGCCGAGTACATGTTGGTAGCGACTACTCCGGTGGGAGCCTTGGCCGCCTTGTGGTCCCACGTTTGGAACGGCAGCTCGACCGCAATTTCCTCGACGAGAGCCAGTGCGGCAACGTCACGCTGTGCCTTGAGAGTGTTGGCGGCGACGACGAAGGCGGCAAAGATGCTATTTGCTATCACCGCACCGGCCTGACGCTCGAAGTCGGTTACTCCGAGGCACACGATGACTACGGCCGGCATGCGGGTGGCGACGCGCTTGAGCTCGCCCAGGTCGAAGGTCCCACCGTGCTCGAGCACGTCGGTGCCAACGAGCGACTTGCGCAGCGCCTTGGCTATCTCTGCCCTGACCGTGATGAGGCTCACTGTAGTGCCCCTTCGAGAAAGTTGACGACCAAGTGCTCGATGTCGTCCTGGTTCTTGCGGCTCAGGCCCAGGTATGGACGTGCGACCAGATTGATCTCCGGCCGGCCGTATTGCTGCGCGGCGGCGTACACCATGTTTGACCCGATGACCGACCGGTCCAGGTGTGTCTCGTGCATGATGGAGTCGAGCAGATCGCCGCTCAGCTCGAGGATGGTGTGGCCCTGCGACGACTTGAGTTCGTCCGGATGCGGCTCGTGGCTCTTGACACGGCCGTGATGACTTCCAGCGTACGCCTCGCTCCACTCCGCCCACGGCTGTCCGTCTGGCCCGGTCTTTTCTTCCTGGATACGCCGGCGTGTCTGCGATTCAACCTCGGCGCCGATGCCTTCAAACAGGTCGACGAGGTCCTTCGTCGTCAGGCGCCTTAGCCGCTCCTCGACGCCATCGAGAGCACGCAGGTCAAACGTGAGCTCGGCGCCGGCCATTAGAGCAGCCCCATCTTGCTGCGCGTGAAAATACGCGCTGGGTTGTCAGATGACGCCTGGGGCAAGTCGGCGACCTGGTCGGTGGCATCCTGCAGCCCGAGCGTCGCTTTCCCGGCAGACAGCGCGGTCAACCACTTCACGGCGTCCTCGTAGCGCGTGCGCTTCTCATCGGTGAGTGCCCCGCGGTCGGAAGACATGCGGTACATCGCGATGTCGCCACACACGCGTGTGAGGACGCCGGGAGCAGTTGCGAGCGGCAGCTCGTAGCGGGTCGCTAGGTAGCTGTCGATTTCCTCGGACGCGTCGGTGAGGGATTTGAGGACAGAGGCGGCTATGGAATCAGCGTCGGTCGATCCAGTGCGGTCCCGGTCTGCGGCTATCGCAACCTCTTGAGCGCCGAATTGGCTCTCAAGGTCTGCTTGCGTAGCGTACAACACACGGGCCTCCTCACTTTTCGATCAGCGCCACATTGAGCGCGGGCTCATGCTCAAGTTCTTCGAGTTCCGCCTTGGTCAAATCCTCTAGTGGGATTTCTTCCGGCTTCGTCGTGAAGTGGCGCTTGCATCTCCAGAAGCCCCCCTGGCTCTTGCTGGCAACCCGCAAGAACAAGTGAGCCTTCTCGACCGGCTTTGCTGGCTCCACCACAACAACTGGCGCTTCGTCGACAACCGCCTGGGCCTCGACCTCCTGCGTTGGCTGCGAAGCGGCGAGCAGCTCGGGAGAGGTCTCGACCTCCTGCGTTGGCTCGCCAGAGTCATCTGGCGACTCGTCCTGCGTTTGAGCCTTCCCCGGATACGATTTCTTTGACATGGCCTTCTCCTGCTACCTGTCCCTTCGGATCAGGTGAGATAGGGGCTGACGATGATTTGGACTTCGTCAAAGTTCGGGTTGCTTGCGCCGTTGGCCAGGATTTGAGTCTTGATCAACGACCGTGCGGCTGCCCGGTTGCTCGGACCGCACAAAATGTGCGTCGGGCGCACGCCGAGCGGTTTGCTCTCGTCGTCGGTGAAGGTCATCATCGCGGTGACCGCGGCGTCGAAGTTGGTCGAATTCAGGCTGTTCAGCGAGCCGTAGGCCAGCTGCCACAAACCTGGACCGGCACCCAGCATCGCGTCCACGCCGTAGGAGTACTTGCCCGTGCGGTACACGCTGTCCGACTGCGGATTGGTGACGTAGGTGAACCGATAGTCGCGCTGCTTCTGGAAGATGAGCGGCTTAAGGGGGCGCGAGCAATCGAGCAGAATCCAGAGAGCGCCGCCACCGGTGGCGTCGTAGTTCGACTTCGTCGAACCAGCCATCGGGTGGTCGGTGTCCAGGAAATACTGGCCGTCGTAGCACAGCGTGCTGTGACCGGCCGCGGCGATTGCCATCACCAGCTGATCCGGGTGGATCGCTGATGCCTGGCCCATGCTCTGGAGGCTGGTGTTGAACACGCCGAAGCTGTCCGCGATGATGTCCTGCTCGGGGACTTCGACCGATGCCTCGAAGGGATCGTTCACGATGGTATACGAGTTGGCCTTCAAGGCCTTGACGACGCGGTCTCCGAGCCACTTGCGCAGCGCGGGGAAGTTGTCGAGGAACGGGTAAACGAACGACTTCCCGTTGCCGGTCACCAAAGACGCGATGTCCTGCCATTGCGGCTTGGCCATCGCGAAACCGTTCTGGAATTCCTTGCGGTAGTTCGCGGCGACGGCTGCCAGATTTGCGGAATTGATAATCATCTTCGTTCTCCTGCGGCTGCGCCGCGTCAACTTTCGCTTTCAAGCGGTCAACGCGGACCGCCGGTAAACTCCTCGATTATGACTCCGCCGCCCAAACGCCGACACCGCCGACGACCCACCAGGTGTCCGTGCCATCAGACTGCACGGTGAGGTAGGCGCCCTTGGTCGAGGTCGCCTTGGTGTTGACCGCGCCCTTACCGGCTGAGCCGGTAAGCGTCACAGCTGCGACGGAGCCAATGAGCTTGTCCGAGCCAGTCACCTTGACAGTGACCTCGGTCGCCGTCGCAGTGCCAATGTTCTGCACGGTCACCCTCATGCCCTTGTTGCCCGCCGCGATGGCGGGCAACGTAGCAGCTTTGCCGTCCGCGCTGATTTGGTAGGTTCCGCCGCCGACGTTCGGCGCGGTGCCGACGGCGACATCGATCGCGCCGATCGACTCATAGGCAGGACCCGAAAGAGCGCCCGTGAACTTTCCGGTCTGCGTGACTGCCAAGGTGGTCGTCACACTTGCGCTGTTCAGCGTCGCCAAGCCGGTCGATTCCAAGGTCGCCCCCTTGATCGCACCGGTGGCCGTGACGCCCGTGAAGGTGGGCGAGTCGCCGGTGTCGAGCCCGAGGCTCGATCGCGCGGCGGCAGCACTCGTCACGTCTGCCAGATTGCTGGCCGCGAGCAGTGCGGTGCCGACGGTGTTCGAGGGAGAAAAGAAGTCGACCCACATGCCGCCATCGGCGTCGACCTGGACAAGACGGCCGGCAGCGCTTGCGCTCGTCGCGCTCGTCTGGACCTTTTCGTCGTCATACAGGTAGACGATGTCGCCGATCGACGTCTTGGTCATGGCGCCGTTCTTGGCGACCTTCTGCACGCCAACCCTGACAGTGACGTGCTTCGCCGCGGCCGCGCCGGTGTTGTTCACTTCCTCTTGCGCGATACCGACTGACATCTTGCCGGTCGCCAGAGTCGCGGGCTCGGCGTTGCCTGCGCTGTCGAGCACAACCATGGACCCGGCGTAGATGTGCGTAGTTGCCGCGACCGGATAGCTAAATACCTCACCGGCCATGAAGGGGACTTGTTTGTCTGCTGCGAGTGCCATCGTGATCTCCTGTCGCGGCGTATCTCTCTACGCGCGTCGTCTCCTGGTTACGCGGCCGGCCTTTCGGCTGCCATCTCGGTCAATTGCTTCTTGAGGTCCTCGGCGCTGATGGCGCAGCCACCAGCCCTGAGCGAAGAGAGCTGCTCGTCGGTCGGTGACACACCGCCAGCCGGGATCGGCGTCGGCTTGCCATCGAGGCCGGAATCCGGGGCGACGACGGGGGCCGCCTTGACGAAGTCACGAAACAGCTTGAGGCCAGCTTCTGTCGCGCACGTTGCGACGTAGAAGTCCTTGCTGATCGGGGCGATCTTGCCAGCCTTGAGTGCCGCGTCGATCTCGGCGTCCGCCTCTTTCTTGAACTGCGACGCCTTCTCGTCGGCAACAAGCCTCTCTGCCGTCTCGGCGCGGGCGACGACCTTCTCAAAGTCAGCGCGCGGGACGAACTTCTCGAGCGACGGCTGCTGCGAGCGGGTCGCGGCCACCTCGCCCCTGGCTGCGTCGAGCTCCTTGGACGACTTCGCGGCGCCGTCTTTCATCGCCTGTACGGCGGCGAAAATCTGTTCCGGGGTGGCGTCGGCAGCGAGGCCGAGAAGGGCTAACAGCTTGGGGTCCATGGTGGACGTCCTTTCGTTGATTTCAGAGTCCAACTGGCTGTGTGCCAGCGATGGCATGACCAGGGCAGGCTTGTTGACGAGCGCCGCGGAGGAAATATCCGTCACGACGCCAGATTTCTTGTCGTTCCAAAACGACGGGCTCAGGTAGCGATAGTCCTTCGACGCCACCATCTTGGCCCCCGTATCAGTCCACTCGACACGCGCCCAGATGGCGCCTTCGCGGACCTCCATGTCCTTGATCCAACCAACTGCCGGGGCTGGCTCGCCCTTCGGCGCCTTCTTTTCCTCGGCGTGGTTGATGTCGATAGGAATGTCGAGTCCTTCCGTGCGGAATTTGTCGACGACGGCCTGCGGATTTGTGTTCTTAAAGACTCGGCCGTCGAGCGCTTTGATGTCGGCGCCGGCAGGGAGGAGCATGATCCATTCCGGTGCCCCCCCCTGGTCGCCAAGCTTTAGCTCGCAAAGAGAAAGGGACGGCCGACCCGTGCGTGAGCACGTGACCAACCGCCCCTTCCTTCCGGTTTTCGCCGGAGGTGCATGGCAAAGCTCCAAGAATAAGGGGGTCGGCATGTGTCGCGGATGATGAACGAAATGAGCAGGTTTTGGAATTACCCGTTTGCTTGGTTTGCTTGGCTTTTTACGCGGAGGCCATTTTTAGGCCTCGCCGTGGGGCACCACGTGCCATTTTTGGCGTTTCCGGGCTTGGTCAGTGGGGAGGTGTATGGAGTTTTTGTCAGCGTCGCCTGCGGGGCAACAGGCGCTCGACATCTTCGAGCGGAATGAGAATCCGACGAGATTTCAATTGGACGACGCCAGGGAACCAAACTTCTTCACCGTCTTGGCGCTCGAGTGATTGGTGTGCCCTTGCTATGACAGTCCTGATGCACACGTGCATTCTATCGGCTGCCTGTGACGGGCAGATGAATCCCTTCCAGTCCCTCATGTGCCCTCCTTGTCGATCACCTCCGTCACTGCATCGAGCGGGTGGTAGGCTAGGGCCATTTTTGTGACCTGCTCACAGAGTTCTGGGGACCACACGTCCAGTCGCCTAGCGTCCGCCACGTAAGCCGCGATCTCTTTCAGGTCCGTCCAATCGACGTCCTCGAACTTTCCCAACGCGTCGCTCATCTTCTCCTCCTTCGTTTTCGGCTCTTTATGTCTGCCTCAAGCAAAACAATATTGCCCTTGAAGTTGCTGAACAGATCGCCTGCAGCCTCGCGCGCGACACGGCCAGCGAGGTCTTCTCGGTCGACAAATTCGCGCCGGCGTGCATCCGGTGGCAGAGCATCGTACTCGGCAAGCGCCTTGTCGCGCGCCTCGCGGATCTGCTTGCCGACGCGCGGCAGATTGGCCAGGAAGTGCACAAGGTAGTCGTCGGACGAGTTGAACGTGTGGTTGACGGCTCGCATCGCTACCGCAGCGTCACCGAGCTCGCGGTAAGCCTCTGCCGTGAGGGTTGCCTTGTTGGTGGTCTGCGCTGGACGCAGCGTCGGATCTGCCTCGACCAGGCGCGGTGCAATCAGGTTCACAAACAACGTGACTTCTTCGTCGTACGTCCCCGTTGCGTCAGCGTCCTTCTCATGCTCGCGAACGACGTTCGGCCTGGCCTTCTTTCCCGTTAACTGCTCGACGAATCGCTGGGCTGCAACCTCGGTCGTGGCCTCCTCGACGACACGACCGGCGTCTCGTGCGTACACGGCCGGCAGAATTGCACTGTGGCCATGTACCGTCTCGTGGATCAGCGTACGCAAAGCCTGCATCTGGTCCGTGTCGATTGCCAGTCTCTCACCGGCCTTTCTTGACGCCAGCGCAAGACCGACTTGGCGGACCAACACCGCGAGACTCCGGTGCAGTGTGATGGCGCCATCCCATCCGTGCACGCCACGCCAATCTTTTGGAAGTTTGCCGAAGGTCATCGCACCAGCGCCAGATAGGTCGCGGCGAACATCCGCACTGACCATACCCACCTCGGCGAGCAGGTTGTTCAACTCGCGTCGGATGGTGATCTGGTCCTCTTTGCTCAGCCTGTCGTTGCCGCGCAGCTTCGTCCGTGCGAGCGCATCGCCGAATGGCTTGGGATTGAATTTCCCGGTCGGCGATGTCGGTCGACTCCAGTATTCGTCGCCCACCGGTGCGCCGAGCTTGATGTTGGCAGGGATTGGCAGTGGCAGCTGGACCGGCGGCTCGGTAGGCACCACCGGAGTGTGCTGCTCCTCTGGCTTAGTCGGCGCCGACGCGCTGTCGGTGATGCGGCTGTTGAGATCGTCGCGCGAGATGGCCCCAGGATTGAAGTCCCAACCCGGTTGTATGCCCTCCGGGACTTCGACGCTGGCGCCGGTCTTGGGGTTCTCCCATTTGACGAGCTGGAGGTCAGGCGATTGGCTTGGACCTCCGAGGCTGAATGCCTCCTCTTGCGTGAGTTGCCTTACGTGACAACGGCAGCCGTAGCCATTCGGTGGCATGGCGACGCGCCAGAACGAATCGGTGACCGGAAGGATGAGTCCTTCCCACGCCTTGTGCTGCTCGCGATGCACCTTGCTCGGACCGAGGTTGTACTGGAGGTACGGGTGGGTGCGCTCAGCCCTGGTTATTCGCCCCCACTGACCAACGGCGCGGGCGGTCCGCATGTTAGCGTCGAAGATGGTCGCGAGTCGGCGTGGCTTCTGGTTGTCTCCGACGTAGTTGCTCCAGCCCGACTTATCGAGCGTCGGCTTAATGTCCTTCGCCCACTCTCGAAACGTCATCCCCTCACGCAGCGCCGCAGCCAGGGAGTCCTTGACGTCTTTCAGGACGTCTTTCTCCATCACCTTGGCGACAGTGAATGCGGTGAGATGTTCCTCGCGCCACACGTCCAGGTAGCTAAAGCCCGGCTTGAGCTTCTTGGCCTCGAGGTAGTCGATCGCCGCCTGCGGAACCGGGCCGGGCGGCGGCTTGGGGCGCGCCCTATGCATTGCCCACCTCACCACTCCACGGCAAGATCTGCGGCCCGCTCGCCATCTTGCTCACACGCACCACGATGCGAAGGGTGTCCTGACGCTCGTCGACGGCGCCGTCGATCTCCAAGTCCACAAAGCAGCGCTCCTCGTGCAGATATGCGTCGAGACGTTTTTCGACGTCTTCGACGATCGACTTCAGCACGATGTCGCGCGCTTCACCCATGGTGCTCCGTGGCGCTGCACTCTGCGAGGACGCGCCGAAGTGTATCAAGCACAGGCTCGTCGTCTGACGCCCGATACGGGGCAAGCTCCTTGCTCACCGAGACGAGTGCGGTGGTCGTCGACAACAGTTGGTCGAGGACCCGCTTGAGCGTCGCGGACGGAGCCGGATCATCAGACCTGCGGAGACGGTCCAATATCCCCAGGATGACCTGCATGTCGGCACCGAGCGCTTCGACCGGAGAAGGCCTTCGAGGCAAGCCGGGCAACACGATCCTCGACTCAGCCATCGTGCTTCTCATTCGCAACGTGGCCCGGGCAGTCGACGCTGCCGCAGTGCCGGTACTGGCACGAGTGGCTGGACTGATCGAGCGTCGTCTCCGGATAGGCGCGGCACATCGCCGGTCGCTTGTCGTAGATTGCGCAGGTGTAGTCTTCGCGCTGGTGCGCGCAGCGATAAACCTTGCGCGGCTCCGGGAACTTGTCGCCGGTCAGCGGGTTCTCGTCGCAGACACCGACGCGCCGCAACATCGGGCCTATCGTCAGGATGTCAGCAATGGTCTGCACGCGCTCACCGCTCTCTGGGCGGACAAACGTGTGCTCGCCCGCGGACGCCGCCTCGTAGCTGGCTTTGAGATCGGCGTTGGTCCAGAAGAGCACCAAACACTGGCAGCACATTCCGCCCGTGGGTTTGCTGTTATCCTTGGTGCCAAAATCTAACGGTTTTCCGAAGATATCGACAGTCGTTCCGGGGATCTCTCCCGATTTCATGAGTGCACCTCCACGTGTTTCCAAATCTGACGCAAGCGGACCGCCGAAATCAGCGACTGACTGACACCAAACTTTCGCGCGATATCGTCTTGGCGCATGGAAGACGACAAAATTTCCGCAACCCTCTCCCGTGTGAGCTTGGCCGTTTTAACCTGCTCTCCGCGCGGCATTAACTCAGGATGTGCCTTGGCCCAATTTCTATCTCCGCGTGCAACACGCTCCGGCATCGTATGCGTCCCGTTGCGGTCACCGCGATTGTGGCCAAGCTTTTCGCCGCGCGCCGTTCTCCCTTTGCGATCTCTGTCGGCGATGTTTTCTAGTTGAGAGCCGAGAAACAGGTGGTCAGGGCGCACGCATTTGGCGACATCACACCGGTGAAGGACGCACAGTCCTGGCGGTATTTCTCCGTTGTGAATCTCCCACGAAAAGCGGTGAGCAGCTACCCGAGTTCTGTTGGTGCGGAAGTATCCGTATCTCTTTGATGGAGACCCATCCCACATCCAACACCCTGGCGACTTCTTCACTTTCGACCAGAACCGTTCAATCATTGTCATGGCTTGTCCTTCACATCGCCGAGTGCTCTCGACTCAAAAGTCCTCGTCGCCAACTGCTGCGCCAGCTCGTCCAGATTGGTGGTGCCGGCGATGCGGCCGAGCTCGGCCACGAAGTCGTCTGCACTGCCGGCTTGTTCGGCCGCCTGGATGATTGGCGCGAGCACCGGATCTGCCACTTGCCGCCACCCCCTCAACGCCTCATTCGTCAGGCGATCGATCTCGTCTTCGTCCTGAGTGCCATGTGACTGGCAGGTCGCCACGTACGCCGCGAGCAGCCCACGCTGGTCTGGGGTCAATGTCTCGCCGTGCCTGACGCGCGCCAGGAGCTCGATGGCGGTCAGTTCCTGGATGCGACGTGCGGTCGCTGCCGGCGTAGTCGGTGGTGCAGCGACGCCCGGCTCTGCTGGGGTGACCGGCGCCGGCGCCGAGGACGCCCTTGGGTGTAGCAGCATGGCGTCCGGAGCTGGTGCAGGTAAATTGAACTTGTCGCGGATGACGGACTCTTCGACGCGCAAGCCCTGCTCGATGAACGGCGGGAGAGACTTTGACAACGATTCGAGGTCGTCCGCGGTCTCGAGCACGAGGCGCACACGCGGGTAATGCCCACTCGCCGGAGGTCCAAAGTTGAGGTCTACGAGCGGACGCACAACGTCGCGCTTGATCGTCGCTGCCAACTTGTTCGCGTCGTCGTCGCGGATGTCTTGCCTGACCTCGTTGTGCACCTGCGCCTGACCGGAGCCGATGCCGGAGGCGTGGGCGTCGGCCGTCATCGTCTGGCCGAGTACGCCCTTCGACACCTGGGCGTCGAGCCAATCGGCGAGGCCCATGAATAGCTTGTCGCCGCCGGTCGACGTCGACGCGCTGATGAAGTCGATGAGCATCGACTTCGGGATGATGCACGCGGCGTCGGTACCGATGTTGCTGACCGCGCGCAGCAGCTCGCGCTTCTGGTCGTCGGTCGCGCCTGAGTCGTACTTGCCCACGCGGATCGGCATGCCGAAGACCTCGGCAAACGCGAGCCAATCTTTGAGCGAGTAGTTCTTGCACATGTAGGCGATGGCCGCGAGCCGCGCGAGGCCGCCGCGGATTGGCACGCCCGTCTTAATCTTCGGCCTGTGCTGGACAAACTTGTACGGAGCGAGCGGGACGCCCACCGCGAGGTCCTTCTCGTCGCGCAGGCGCAGCTCCCTGCCGGTGTCGCGGTCGAACATGAAGAACCGCGGGTCGCGCCACTCATAGGCGCTCGGCACCCACTGGCTCCCAGATCGATCCCACATGATCTCGCAGACGGAGAATCCCTTGCCCACCGCGTCAAGTAGATCAGACAGCAGGCCAGGGGCCGCGTCGTCCCGCATAACCTCACCGACAAAGTCGGCAATCTCTTCGTCGCGCTTGTCGTCGGTGACTGACTCGATAGTGAGCGCCAGGCTGCCCACGGCAAGTTTGCGCGTGCTCAACACCGAGTGGTAGTGGAGGTCGCTCTCCTCCATCTGCTCGGCGAGCGTCAGGTACTCGTTGATGTCGTTGCTATCCACGGCCGCAAGGATCTGACCGAGTCGATCCGGGGTCAGGTTGTAGACCGCTGGCCACCATGGCGTGCGCACGCCGGCCATGGACGGCGCCGCGAGTTCCTCCGCGAGTGTCTTCATCTCTACGGGCTGTCCGCGATAGTCAAGAATCTGTGCCATCAAATCACTCCACCGCGCCGTCCGCGAAATCCGCCACCTTGGGCGAGCACGGAATGGCGATCATCTTGCTGTCGTTTGGCCAAGTCGGCAGTTGTCGCTTTGTATTCATAAAGTGCCGGCTCATGCTTCTGGTACCATCTCAAAGCTTGGGTCGTAGTGTCGACCTGGTCGTCGCTTGGTGCGCTGGGGAACGTGACGACTTCCTCGACGTAGTCATTCACCCATGGCGCAGCTGACGGGTCGGGTATGAACACGTTGCCGGCCTCGAAGTACGGCAACTGCGAGCGCAGCCGATCCTCTTTGCTGTCCTTCGGCCGGTAGATGTCCTTGTCGTCAGGCGGATTGAAGCCCGGGATCTCACCCTTGAGGGTGTCGACAAGCGCGGGCCCGTTCGCTTCGTCCTCGACGAGCTTGAGCGCAGCCCGCGGCCACTTCCCCGTGAGTGCCTTGACCATGGCTATCGATTCGGTAAAGCCCACGCGAGCGCGCACCTGGTCGACGAGGTAACGCGCAGATCCGGAGCGCGCCCACACCTGGCCAACGATGAACGACCCGGACTTGGTCTGTTTCAAGTTGCAGTCCCACGACTGGAGAAAATCAGACGCGCTGTCAGGCAGCACGCGATACGTCTTCAGGTGCTCACGCTTAACGATGAAGCCGCCGGGTGGCGCCGGGTGCTGTTGGAGTTGGCTCGCCACGCCGTAGCTTCCCAGGGGACGCTTGATTTCGGCAACGCCGCTCGAGGAGATCACTTCCGGGCAGAGCAGGTCGCCGGCGTTGACGCGTGGGTCACGGTAGATGCCGGTGTCGCAGCGATCCTCTGGCTCAAATTCCATCGGCAGACGCAGGTGCACGTATCCGCCCTGGCGGATGAGATGTCCGGCGAGGTCGTCCTGGTGCAGGCGCTGCATCACAACGATCGACGCTGCATGGTCGCGGTCGTTGAGGCGGGTGGCCAGCGAGAAATCCCAGGCCTCGATCGCCGAGGCGAGCTCGCCGGGCGTCGGGAACTTCTTCGCATTCAGCGGGTCGTCGACGAGGCGACAATCGCCGCGCCATCCGGTGTGGCCGGTGAGGCCGAATGACACACGATGCCCGCCGGCAGTGTTGGCATAATAGCCCTTGACGTCCTGGTCGCCTTTGAAATCCCACGCGTCGCCGCGTAGTTGCATGTACCAGACCGAGCGCATGATCTCGCGCGCCTTCACCGCGTCACGCAGCGCGAGCGGCTCGGCGTGGCTCGTCGTCAGTAGCTGGTAGTCCGGTCGGCGCAGCCACATCCAGGCCGGCCACAGCACCGACACCAGGGTGCTTTTACCCATCCCCGGCGGGATGTTTAGCAGCAGGTTACGGATCTGACCGTCTGCGACGGCTTGCAGATGTCTGCAAATCGCCTCGACGTACCAGCTCCAGACGAGTTCGCGCGTGTCGATGATCGGCCAGGCCTCGCGAACGAAGCGCGCGAAGTCGCGCCGGCACAGCTCGCCGACCACGCGATAGAGATCACTGCTGGGTGGGTTCGCTGTCATTCGTAGCCCAGCCGCCTCAAGTCCACGCGCACGTCCTCGGCTAGGAATGCGATGCAACATTCCCAGCCAGACGAGCGCAAATGATCGATCCATCTTTCGTCTTGAGTAGCAACGTGATGGTGGCACTTCGTACCGCACACCCAGATGGCCAGGCCTCTGGACTCCGGCTTCGCTGGAGGTGGTGTAACAATCGCGATTTCCGGCGCCCCGTTGAGCGATGGCGTCTTGCCACAGATGCCGTAGTTTGGATCGGCAACCCAGAACAGCACGTTCAGGTCGCGTAGCAATCGGACAAGGAGATCGATTTCGAAGAAACGGTAACCGGGCGCGTACAAGCCATTCGAGATCGCCCGATTTCTCATACCGACGTAGGCGTATCTAAGCGCGCCCTCGGCACTCATCTCGATGCGCCCTTCCCGGCGGCCTTGCGCAGAAGTACCTCGTACGCTTCGAGCTCCGGCCCGCTCAGCTTGGTCAGGTCCAGCACGTCATCAACATTGACAGTGACAGGACCTCCCTTGGGACCGCTAACCTCGTGCACCGTACGGGGTTCTTTCTGGCCGAGCCATTGCTTCCCGGTCCAGATGAGCATCACCCTGTCGCCCTTCATCGCCAGCTCGTACTGCTTGACGCGCAACCCCTCGAGGCCGCGTTTTCGTTTTTGACGAAAGTAGGTTTCAAAATTGCAACCGCGCTCCCGTTTGCAGGCACGCCAAATGGTCACGCGCGATATATCCAGGTAAGCACATATTCCATCGACAGTTGATTGGGCGGCGCACAGGGCGTCTACGACCTTCCAGTTGACCTCAGCTTGGGGTCTGCCAACCTTTGCGGCGCCTCGGCGCTTCCCTCTTCTCTGTGTCCGTTTGTTCTGCATGATCAAAGACTACCCCTGCGCGTCGGCAGCCGGCGGCGAACCGGCGCTTGGTGCGCGACGATGCCTGGCAGTCAGCTCAATCTCGCCTCGGCACCCGCAGCAGATCTCCGCGATCGGGGGTGTCTCGCCGGCGGGCAGCGTCCTCACCGACCGGAACACGTGTCGACAGAGACCAACCACGTGGTGATTGGCATGCATCACCGCGTGCCAGATCCCGTTGTGCTCCAGTGCCCAGCGACGAGGTCGTTCTTCGGTTGCCATGGTCACGCCGCCCTCCCGCCGTCGTCAGCCTGCGTTTTAGTTTTGGCCGAAGACCGCTGCCAGCCCCTGCGGCCTCTGGTCTTGGGTTTGGTTTTGAGCCATGGCTGCTCCTCGAGGATCTTGGTGATTCGCAACTTGGCCGCGGCCACGGGCGCGCTATCCAGCTTCTCTTCCTGCGCCAACAGTCCCATCAGTCATCTCTCCCGGCTGCCGCTTGCTTCCAATCGTGGGCATCTGATTTTGCAGATGGCACGAGGAATAGCGGGCGCTGCGGCGGTTCATCCGTGTGTTGTGTGTCGACGTCGAAGAACCTCTGCGTGGCACCGTCCCAACCAATTTCGACTCGCGACTTCTCCCCGTGGCGCTGCTTGTCGACGATGATCGTCGCCTCGTTGTCCGGAGTCTTCGAGTCGTAGTAGCCAGGTCGGTAGACGAACCACACGTTGTCCGCGTGCTCCTCGATGTTTCCCGAGTCGCGCAGATCAGACAGCTGCGGGATCGGCGGCTTGCGTTCTTCGACTTTTCGGTTGAGCTGGCACAACACGATGGCGTGGGCACCGAAGTCTTTGGCGAGGGCTCTGACCTCTTTCACGTTCCATCCGACTGCCAGATCGTGCCTCGGCGCCCGCTTGTCTTCGTTGAGTAGGCCCAGGTAGTCGACCACGATGAGCTTGGTGTTCGGCACGCGCATCAGCGCCGAGCGCATGTCGGAGACATCCAGCGACGAGCGCTCGTCGACCCAGAGCGACATGGACGAAATGCCGTCTGCGGACTCGATGATTCGTCCCCACTGGTGGTCGAGAATTTTCCCTCCGAGGTTGATCCTCGCGGATGCGGTCACGAGCCGCGTGATCACCGCGCTCGCCGTCATCTCGAGCGAGAAGAGAGCGACGTCACCACCGGCCCTCACGGCGCAGTAAGCGGCGATGTTGCCAGCCAACGCGCTCTTGCCCATGCCGGGTCGGCCGGCGATGATAGTCATCTCGCCCGCCTTGAGCTTGGTCTTGTGGTCGATGGATGGGATCCCGGTCTTCGCCACGATGCCGTGCTCAGGGTCCACTTGTTCCGCCTGGAAGTCGTTGAGCCACGTTGGCAGCAAGTCTTTCACCCTGCGGATCGATCCAGACTTCGGCTTGACCCCCATCAGCAACCGCTGTACCTCGGCCGCTTTCGTTTCTGCATCGAGGTCCTTGTTGCCCATGATGTTCTCGAGCTGCAGCTGTTGGCGCTTGCCCTCAGCTTCTGCGACCAGACCCGCGACCCAGCGGTCGAGGTTGACGACGCTCGGGCATATCGCGGTGAGGCAATGGAAGTTGGACTCGATCCCGGCCGGCCGGTCAGCATCCTTCGCGATGCGATCCCACACGGTGACCTCGTCGCAATCGAGTCCCTCAGCGAGGCAGTCTTCGATCATCGACCAGACGTACGCGTAGGGCTGCTGCGTAAAGCATTCGACGCCGAGCTCGTGCACTTCGGCCGGAATCTTTTTCTGCCCGAGGATCATGATCGCCCCGAGCACTGTCGCCTCGGTCGGCGCTTTGGCCACTGGGCTATTTTTGTCCAGCTTGGGATTCTCGACGCCCAGCCAGTCGATGGGCGCAGCTCCGCGCTTCACGCGGGACGTGTTGATCGCATCCGCCGAACCGTCGCACAGCGCCACGGTCTCTTCGACCTGAGCCATCATGCTCTCGATGTCGCGTTCGTCATCCATGATCCGCCCCAGCCTGCCGGTTCTGTTTCTCGATCTGCTCGATTTCGTCCCCAGACTTTCCAAGCGACCTCAGCCGTTTTCTTTCGAGGCGCTCGGCTTCGATGCGTGTGGCATTTTCTTGGGCTCGTTCTTCGGATGGGCTCATGTTTCGGCGAGGTGGGGCTTGCGATGGTGGTTGGTCTTTGGCCTTGAGCGCATCGGTGCGCTCTCCTTCGATGACGCTCAGCGCGTATCCGACGCCCTTTCCCTTCGACCTGGCAAGCGCGTGGTCAATCTCGTACTGTTCAACAGGTGCCAGCTTCGAGAACCGCTCCCGGTCGCTGCGCCCGAGCTGTATCGCCAAGCCGTTGTTGGCGACCTGGTCCCCGAAGTCGCGAAGCGACACGCCAGACGCGCGCGCTGGACTCTCGCTTTGATCTAGATCTGGAGGGGGACGGGTCGGGACGGGATCCGGGGACGGGATCCGGGTCGGGATCGGGTCGGGTCGGGACGCCGTTAGAGGGACGTTTGCAAACGCGTTTGCTACGGCGTTTGTGGTAGTGGTTGCTAACGCGTTTGCGGCCCGTTGCTCTCGCTTGCGCTTCTTCCACTCGCGCCACCGCTCTCTGGATTTTTCTCTATTCTCTTCAACTACTTCCGCTTCTGGCTGGTAGTCATGCCAGTCGTGGAACGTGTAGTCGATACCGTGTTTTTCCCACAGATTGAGTCCTACTAGACGGTCGGCGATGGCCACCGCTTTGCGACCAAAAGGAGTGATTCTTGACAGCCTCGCGGCCGATATTTTGCCCTCAGTTAGGCGCCTCGAGCAGTCACATCCGGCAGCCAACCAGACCGCCAGGCATGCCGCCCACTCGTCGGCGTTTGCTTCGAGCTCCTCAAGCTTTCGGTGCTCGGGGAAGCCGTCGTCGACCTTGAACCAGGTCATCTCGATCCACCTTTCCACTGGACTTTGTTTTTGGCGCGAGCCCATCTCTGCTCGAGGTCAGAGTACGGCTCCTCACCGTCGCCGCGGACGGCTCCACACCGGCGGCAGTGGTACGATGCGTGCTCGTGAAACAGAGATAGCTCATTGCACGTCGGGCATCTGGAAAGCAGTCCAGGTCCCCATTGCCACTTGCCGCCGAACTCCTGATCGGCAAGCATGCCGATAGCGAGGCCCTTGAATGACCTGACACCAAACAGCGTCGCACCGACGATCAGCGCCTCTTTGACCCAGCCAGATTTTTCGATCTTCTCGGCGGCTGACGGCACGAGTTCGCCGATCACGACGCACGGCTTGACCTCGACGAGTAGCGGCGCGTGCGGGAACTTTACGACGAAGTCCGGGATGTATCCGTTCAGGTCGAACGGCTCGTATTCCCACGGCCACCCGAGCTCGTCGAAGAAGTGAGCCCATTGGGCCTCGAGACGGCTACGAAAATTGATGTGCGCATACTTCGTTGGGATTCCTTCACGCATCGATCGTCACCTCCACCGCCAATTGTAACCGGTCAGAACGGCTCGCCGTTATCGATCGGGGGGGGGGCCGCATCCTTCGGCCTGCACTTCGCGCAACTGATTCGGTAGTCGGGGTCCTTCTTGTCGGGCCGCTTGTTGTTCTTGTGGATGAAGAGTCGCACGCCCCCATCGCCCTCATTCGAACACGATAGGATCTCGGCGATCATCTCGCGGGTGAGCGTGCCCGACATGTAGCGGGCCTTCCCTTTGCGAGGTTTACTCAGCCAGACGCCGCACAGATTTTTGAACTCGTATTTTGCTTGGTCCGCCATCTCAGTACCTCTCAGTGTTTGACGATTCGATTTGCTCGTGTCCCCAATGGGCCAGCAGCAACGCATCCGCCCTCCCGTCGTCTTTAGCGCGCGCCAACTTGTCCGCGAGCCGGGGGAATAGCTTGCGAGCCAGATCGAGCGACGAGCCTTTTTCGCGCTCGTCATCGCGACCAATCTCGCGGCAGCCAGGCTTGATGAGGCCGAGGTCGCGCTTCCACTGCGACGCCCCCGCCAACCGAATCGGTATCTTGTTGGCCGCCACCACTCCGCGGATGAGACCGAATATCTCGCCGTAAGCGAACGCGCTCGATACCCCCATGCGAGTGGATGCTTGGGCCCGCTCGATGATCACGAGCTTGGCGTCACATACCGGCGGGCGGCGCATCTCCAAGGCTAGGGCCTCAACGTCGACCCGCCGACGGCATTTGCCGTTGACCTTGACATCTACGGTAGGGATGTCGATCACGGCCGCGGTCGAGTCGTCTCCCACCGCGGCGATGCCGCCGGTGATGCCAGGATCGATTCCCACCACGATCACGACTTGTCACCAGCAAGTGGCAACTCTTGCTGACTCGGCTCGAGCTCCACGTCGATAGCGCCCGGGAAATTCGCCACCAGGGCGTCGAAGTGCTGTTTGCAAAACGTGAACGGTAGAGCCAGCTCGAGCCGGACTCCGCTGCCGAGCGGAACGATCTTCTTGGCGACAGGGAAGGTTGAGATCTGCTTGCGGTCGCCAAACTTCACTTGGTGGGATTCGTAGACGATGGCTGGCTTGATCTGCGCGAATGGCACCTTGCCGTCGTTGTCGGTGGACGCCTGGCTCACCATGTTGCTGAGCTCGGGGCCAACAAAGTCGGTAAGCTGCTTGTACGTCAGCGTCAGGCCCAGGATCGGAACGACGACCTTCTCTTCTGAGTCCTTGGCTTTTTTTAGTGTGATGGACTTCACGTCAGCGTCAAACGTCTTGGTGATTCGCACTCTGCTATCCTCCTACGCCAGCGGCATGCCGGCGGTAAACGCTAGATCGTCGTGACCAACGTCCCGACAGGTCCGAACTCGCGCTGCACGAGGGCGAGGTCGCATCCGAAGAAAAAGAACGCCTGCGCTTGGCGATTCCCAGGCGCCGGCCGGCCGTCGGCACCGATGAACGCGATGCGCTGGTCAGGAAAGCAACAAAAGTCGGCCGCCCGTAACGCCTGCTGAAACCACCCCGTCTCAGTAGCGTTATTGGTCAGCAGGGTTGCCTGTGGAACCTTCTTGTCTTCGGTCGCGTCGACCAGCATGCTGACGAACTCGCCGATCAACGGCGTGCTGAACGGTGGGTTGAGCCAAACATTCCCGCGCCACTCGCGAGTGCGCCCGTCGATGCCTTTGTCGAAGAACGCCTTGGCCTTGACGATCTCGTTGGCTCGCGCGGTCGACGCCGGATCGAGGTCGATGGATCCCATGACGCGGCGGGCCCGATCGATGTAATCGGGCGGAGTGCGCCACTCGTCGCCGCGACCGTTGTCCTGCGCATGGCTTGCGCGGATTTCTTTAGCTCTCGCCAGGACCTCGTCATCGGATAGCTCGAGCACCCTTCGCTGCTCTTCCTCAGAATCGTCTGCCAGGTCGGCAGCGGCGCTCACGCTCACGCGACCACGCTCGACAGCGGCGACGAGCTCGGGGACGCCGTGGGCAGTCACTTCGCGGGCGTGTCTGATGGTGCGTTCGCCGACGTTGAGCATTTCCGACGCTTCTGCCTGGGTCGCCACCTCGGCAAATTTGCCGAGCTGGCGCTGACCGTCGCACAGCGTGGCGAGCTTGGCTGCCACCATCGCCCGCTGGCTCGCATCCAGATGCCTGCGGTGCAGGTTTAGAGAAACCACGTACGACAGGAGTGATCCTCGGCCGTCCCACACAACGTACTGCGGCTTGACCCCAGCTATTCGGCACGCGAGGAATCGGTTACGTCCGTCGACGATGAGCCCTTTCTGGCTATCGAGCACGATGGGCTCGCGCAGTCCGTTGTTTTTGATGTCATCGGCGAGATTTGCGATCTCGCCTGGGTCCATCATTGGGAAGATCTGGGAGGCCGCGTGAAAGCGTTTTTCGCTCATGACTCCACCCCCACGAGATTGAGGCACCACCGTATAAACGCCGTGCGCTCGTGCTCGTCGTCGATATCGTTCAGGGCCTCAAAACTTCGATGCCCCCTGTCGGCGTCGTCATCGGCTCGGTTGAAGAACGCGTGGATGAGGGCGTGGTGGTTCGGGCAAAGCCATACGGACCGGTGGTCAGGCTCATCAATGCCGTGATGATCGTCGAATTGTTGCACCAGCGGCCAGATGTGATGGGCGTGGACGATGGATCTGAATCGTCGGCAAAAGGCGCAGGACTGCGGTTTTCCCGGGGCGAAGCTCTCCCGAGCGGCTTTCATCCATTCTGATTTTCTTTTTGCTTCCTCATCCAACAGTGGCTTGATTAGCTGCCCGAGTCTGCGTTCGGCGCGGATTACAATCTCCGCGAAGCCGTTTACGACGGCGATGCTTTTTCTTGATTCTTCTGCCGCTGTTTGCAGTGCCAGATATTCGTCCCTGATCTTCTTCACTTCCGGGATCGTTTTGCACTCGGCGAGAATCTCGATTGCTCGGTCGATCTTTGGCCGTGCGTCTTCCATCACGCCGCCTGCACTTTCTTCCCAGTCGGCTTCTTCGTCATCGCGTGACGAATCGCCAGGCAGCGCCCGCACGGCTTGCCCACGTCGCACCCGCACGACGACAGCAACGGGCGCAGCATCGATTCGAGCTGTGCGATCTTCACGTCGCGAGACTCGATCATCTCCGCGTGCAGCTCCGACCTCCGCTTGGCGTCAGCGACCAGCTGCACGTTCTCGCGCAGCAGCTGGTTGAACCGAGTCTTCTCCTCCGCCAACTCCGCCCGGAGATCCCGCTTGTAGGGTTTGCACATCGTCCGTCCCTCTCGTGATTTTGGCGCCGACCGCGCCGAACAGATCTTCGAATGCAGTGACCCGCGCCCGGGCCGCGACCAGGTGCAGCTCGCATCGGTGAGCGAGCGTGCGCGCTGTCTCGGACTCACGTTCGAGAACAGCCCTCGCGTGAACCTCCTCGCATGTCTGCAAGAGGAGCAGTGCGCCGAGCGCCGTCGCCAGGTGCCACATCCCGAGTCTCATGGCGCCCGGCCTCGATCTTCCCATCGGACCATGCCGCGGGTGAGGATCGCGACGCTGATCTGGTTCTTGCGGGCCGGCACCTTGCCGAGGAGCCACGAGTGCACGGCGAACTCGCTGACCTTGAGACGATCGGCGACAAGGCCCACCGGCAGGTGGCTGCGCTCAAGCCAGTCGGCGAACGTCATTTGAGACCCGCCTCTTGGCGCACGACTGAGGCCAGCTTCTCGCCGGCCACCTTGTCGAGTGCACGCTCGAGCGCGTCGGCACGCTCGCGGTCTGACATCTGGTGGCTCTGGCAAAACTCTCCACCGGCCCACCTGCAGACGAGCTTGACGATCCAGTTCGACCCGTCGTGCGTCACGAGCCAGAAGAGCCAGTCCAGTTGGCCGTAGTGACGTTCCTGACGTTTGAGCGCTTTGCACAGAGTGCTGGCCGGCTGATCTAGGTCGAACGCGGCTTGCTTCAACGTGGCGTTGGAGACGACCGCGCTGGCGGCGTCGTAAAGTTTTTCGGTGGCCTCGCCAGCTAGGTAGCGATCGTTGTAGCGCAGAGGGAGCTGCCCCTGCGCGCAACGTGCGTCCTCACAATTGACGCGGGTTGCGCAGGGCTCGTCGGCGATACTTCGGGCATGAGGTGCCATCTGAGACCCCCGTGGTTAGGCGACGCGTTTGCGCGGTGCGGGATAAAAGTCGTTCGCCGTGACTTCTCCGTCCGTGATCGAATGGATGCGGCGCATGACGTCCTTCCGAGGGATGCGCTGACCGAGGAGGTAGCGAGATGCCGATTGCTGCGAGACGCGCAGAAGCTTTCTCAGCTTGGCCTCTCTGACCCCGTGCTTCTCACACCAAGTTTGGAGCTGCATGACATTCGAATACACCAAACAGGTGTATTGGTCAAACATAAATACCGTTTCGGTGTGTGACTGCGATCGTGAGGCATGCAAAATGGTTGGTGTGAACAAGATTCGAGAAGTGCGTGAAGCGAAGGGCCTGACTGCGGATCAGCTCGCCGTGAAAATCGGCACCACCCAGCAGCAGGTCTCGCGTCTGGAGAATGGTGAACGCAGACTCACCGTCGACTGGCTGACCAGAATAGCGGATGCCCTTGGATGTCCGGCAACAGATCTATCGACAGATTTGGGTAAAGCGAGTATTCCGGCGACTGTTGATCTAATCGGATATGCAGGAGCAGGAGACTTGTACTACCCAGACCCAGAAAAAGGACCATGGGTCGGCATCGAACGCGTGCCGGCCCCGCCAGGAGCTGTTGACGTAGTGGCGTTGCGTGTCCGCGGCGTTTCGATGGAGCCGGTCTACCGGAATGGAGATCTCCTCTACATCCATCAGCACGACGGATGGGACGTTGAGAGCTGCATCGGAAAGGACTGCGTCGTTGAGCTCGCTGCCGGGCAGGTCTATGTCAAGCGGCTAGAGCGGCACAACGGGAAGATGCGTCTCGTTTCCCACAACCATCCGGTCATGAATGATGCCGCCGTGGTGTGGGCGTCCCCGATCGAGTGGGTGAAGAGGGCATGAGACCGTTCTAAGCGCCCAGTAGCTTCGCTTTCTGCGCCGAGAATTCGGCATCATTTAGCACTCCGCTCGTGCGCAAGGCGGCCAAGCGTTCAAGCTGGGAGACCACGTCATTTTGAGGTGGCTGGGCGGCCGCTCCTGGAGACTTGCGTCTTTCCATCGCCGAACGAACAGCGGCCGTGAACGGAGCTACGGTGCGCTTGTCCATCCGTTCAATGGACATCTTCGACGCGCCGTCCCAGATCCCGACCGTGCCCCAGATCATTCCGGTCTCTTGCGTGATCGAGTTGATCTTGTCCAACGGAACATCTTTTTGTCGCAATCCGTAGAGAAGACCTTTGTCGAGGAAGATAACCCGTTTATTCGTGCAGACCACCACCCACGTGGCGTTCGCGTGCCACCCCGACGCGAGGCCTAGTACGGTCTCGTCCGGCGTGAGCAGAGCCGGAAGAGACTTGATTTCCTTCCGCGTCCAAACGGTTCCGACATAGCCGATCGATCGAATCTGAGCAGAAATTTCGTCTTTGGTTGGCATGAGGCCCCTTTCGTCGGCAATCAGACACGATCCACGGCGATCGCGCAAACACCTTTCTGGTGTTTTATTGTTGACGTGTACACCAGTCCGGTGTAGTATCCTTAGTAGGTGCTCACCCCGAGCATCAGGAGGCAAGCCTGATGACAGCGCAAAACGCATTCGCCCGAGTCGCAACGAAAACCCAACCCGAGGGCGGTCGCAGTGAATCGCCGTCGGCTTGCCTCCGCGGCGAGAAAAGTCAGGGAGCCGGTCGCCCCCCCGCCGGTTCCCTGACCACTCCCGCCGACCACTTCCACGCCGCACGTGAGGCGCTCGCCGCGAGCCCGCTCCAGCGCAAGCTCGCCACAACGTCGGCCGCGGTTAAGGCACTGACCAGCCAGGTGCTAGCGGTAGACCCGACGCAGGTGGCGTTATCCGGGTCCAGTGAGGACGCGCGCATCCTGCGCCAGTCCATCTACGCGATCATGGCCGCCGCTACCCGGGCGATGGAGGCCCGCAGCCTGACAGAGTGCAACGACGTCGCGGCCGCTCTCGACGGGCTTGCCGAAACCTTCCGCTCAATCGGTTGCACCGCGAAGGGGGTCTGACCATGACACGCATCGACCCGTTCTCGCTCCCGGAAGAGACCGCCGAAGTCGCGCGTCTGGACCTCGACTCCGAGACAGACGCCCTCAACCGTCTCGTGGAGGTAGTTGCCGAGCACGGACCTGCTTGGGTCGTAGCGGCGTGCAAGGCCTTCGAGGTTGAGCACGCGATCGGCTGGCTCCAATCGACGGGGATTGCATCGTTCTGGGATGGCAGCCCTGAGACTCGCGACATCATGCGCGCGCAACTCGGTGCTCGAGGCTTCAACGAGGAGGGCGTGCTCAATGTGTAGTGCAACCGCGCTCGCCCGCCGCCCCCGCGTGCTCATCGTCGACGACGACCCACTGTCACTGCGCGCCACGTCTCGAGTTCTCAAGGCCGCCGGGTGGGACGTAGATACCACCGTAGACGCCCCGTCCATCGCCGACGCGAACCGCTATGACGTGGTGCTGACTGACTGGCAGCCGCTCGGGCCGGAGACGCTCTCGGCTTGCCATGATGCGGGCACGCCGGTCGTGGTGTTCACTGGCTCACCTGACCGCGCGCCCGCCGGAGTCGCGGTCCTCGCCAAGCCGGTCAACTCCATCGAGCTTGATGCAACTCTCAGCGCGGCCGCGGGGGTGGTGCTGTGACCCCGCTCGCGCGCATCCGCCCCGAGGACGTGGCCCTAGCCGACTACGTCGACTCGCTCACCGACGCGCCGGATCCATTGCCCGAGGTCGTGAGCATGCGCCGGTCGTGCGCCCGTGGCGAGGTGGTGCGCGTGGCTCTGTTGCTCGCGGCCGTCGTGGTAGCGACCGCGGCGCTCTGGATGGCGGTGGCGCCATGAGCTTCGCCGACGAAATGGAATCCCTGCGCCAGTTGTCCGTGGCGCAACTGTTGTCGCGAGGCAACGAGATTCGCTCGAACGCATCGAACAGAAACCCGCGTCCCGGGAGCATCTATCTCTACACTCCGGTCGCGCATCGCAAGCTCGATCTCATCGCCCGCGCCATCTCCGAGAAGACATCAAAATCGCCCGGCACATCGCCGGCACCGCGCCGTCCGGTCGACGGCAACCAGGCCAGTGCCGGGTCGGAGGCGCGCAAAACCTCCGGCCCGGCCAACCCCTGGAGCGAAGACGACCACGCGTTCGACTACCAGGGCAAATCAGCCAGAGACGAGGACGACGATGTTGACGAAAATTAGAGGCAGCCGAGCCGACTGCGCGATGGAGTGCGCAGGCTCGCTGCTCGAGATCGCAACTCCGTACAACGAAAACACCGACGAGGCCCGCGCCGGTACCGCGAAGCACGAAGCACTTGCATGCATCGTCCGCGGTGAAGAGCCACCGATCGACCAGATCGCCGAGCGCCACCAGGTCGACGCCGATGAGATCTCACGCGCAGTCGTGTACGGCAAGCAGGCGTGGCGCGAATTGGGTAAGTGGTTTCCGAGCCCGAAGGCCGAGGTCAGGATTGAAGGCCTGGTGACGGTCGGTACGGCCGACGTGCTGTCGGTCATCCCGGACAACCAATCGCACACCACCGGCTCGAAGTCTATCGCAATCCTCGACTGGAAGACGGGATGGGGACACGCCGAGCACGATCACCAGCTCATGGCGTACGCCGACGCCGCGCGCTCAGAATTCGGCATGCCGACGAGCGGAGTCATCACCGCGATCGAGGTGCACCTACAGCACCGCGAGACCAACACCCGCAACCTGACCGAGGCCGAGCTCGACGGATTCCGCGAGCGTGCGAAGCGCCAGATTGCGAAAGCCGGCAAACAGTACGCCGCTGGCGGTCACTGCAACTTCTGCCCGCGGCGCAATGCGTGCGTGGCTCGTGACGAGTATCTGCGCGCGTCCGTTGTCGCGCTGGTCCCGGCCGGCGGAGAGCCGCAGGCATTGACGCGCGAGGTGCTCGGCTCTCTGTACGACCGAGCGAAGATGCTCAAGCGCGCGATTGCCAGCTACGAGTCGATGCTCGACGACGCGCTCGAGCAGGGCCCCGTGCCGATCGGAGGCGGCAAGATGCTGGCGCTCGTCGCGAAGTCGCAAGACCAAATCCTAGCCGACAAAGCGCTGCCGTTGCTCACGTCGTCCGATCTGACTGCGGCGTTGTCGGTGAGCAAGGCAGGCATCGAGCGAGTGGTCAAAGAGCGCGTCGCGAAGGGCGGGGCGGCGGCCGAGATGCGGCGTGTGCTCGGCGCCCTGCGCGAGGCCGGCGCGATCGAGCAGGTCGATAAGCAAACCAAAACAGTCATCGACGCGGCCGAGGCCGCCTAGGGAGACACCATGGCAGAGGTGAACAAAAACGAAGTGGCAGCGAAAGACCAACCCAAGCGTTCGCTCGTCCCCGTGACGATGGGCCAAGGTGGCGTGCTGCGCCCGAGCAATCTGACCGAGGCGATCGAGGTCGCCAAGCTCATGGCGCACTCGGGCATGGTGCCCAAACAGTACGAGGGGAACCCCGGTGCCGTGCTCGTCGCGATTCAGATGGGCGCCGAGCTCGGGCTGTCACCGCTATCTTCTATCCAAAACATCGCCGTGATCAACGGACGACCGTCGCTTTGGGGTGACGCGGTGCTCGCGCTCGTCGTGTCCGATCCTCGATGCGAAGACGTCGTCGAGAGCCTCGACGAAAAGACGATGACCGCGACGTGCATGGTGAAGCGCGTCGGCCGAACGCCGATCGAGCGCACGTTTTCGATGGGGGACGCCAAGACGGCGGGTCTCGCTGGCAAACAAGGACCGTGGTCGCAGTACCCGAAGCGCATGCTGCAGCAGCGCGCCCGCGGGTTCGCCCTGCGTGACGCCTTCCCGGACAAGCTGCGCGGGATCATCTCGAGCGAAGAGGCTGGAGACTTCGT